CAGGACATTTTAGAACCAATGTGTTACCATTTGATGATCGAGAAGGCCAAAGTGTGACTGATTTAGAGACCTGGACCAGATCTAGAAACCAACAACGTAACTGGGAAACCATACTACAGATCATTGGCTTGTATACACAAGCACAAGATATCACACCCACAGAACATACTGACGGAAAATGGCAATTTGAATTCTCCACTGACTTTGATGATGTGTTCAGTTCCCAAGGTGACCCATTGGGCTTGTTAAAAACAGCCTGCCGTGGTGTACCTATGTTTTATAATCTAGACACCCAACCCAAAACTGCTCAGTTGGACCCGGATCAGAACATTGAATTCACCATAGTGGACCATAAATAATAGATTGGAGCACACATGGTTGACACAACTGATATCGAAAAGAAAAGTCTTGAAGCCCACGTTGAACTATGTGCTCAACGCTATACCGCTTTAGAGCAACGTATTGACGATGTCAAACAAGACACCGCAGAATTAAAAACCACCATTCAAGAAGTACATAGATTGGTGCATAAAATGAGTGACAGTCGTAACACACAATTGATTGGCTGGGGAGTGGGAATCATTGGATTCTTGACAGCAGTCATAGGATACTTGGTCACTCACTACGTACTAAAATGAAAACCAGTCAAAAACTTGCGGCACTTGCTGAGCAAGAATTGCCTAAATTACTAGATCATGTGATTGTGGCAGACGGCGAGAAATACCGTGTGTTTGGCTCATATGTGTTGCGTCAAACCGTACAGGGCTATACACTGACCTATCAAGACCGCCCAGTAGGCACATTTACCAGCACCAGAAGCGCCGTGGCCTGGTGCATAGCCGACAAAAATCGCCAATATCGCTTGGCTAACGAAATACAACACTTGGATTTTACTCTGTTAAGACTACGCAACGATATTGAAACCCGTAGCGGGCAAGCCCAAAAAAGTTATGGAAATTTTTGGGAAACAGTCAGTGCCAAAGCCGCACACAAAAGATCACAAAGCCAGCAGATAGAAAATGAATTAACAAAATGTATAAATTCGGCTAAATACTGGCAACTTCGAGGAAGCAACAATGAAACTGCAAGAACTGGCCGTAACACGCCCTACAAAACAAATCGCTAAAGTATTCGAGAGTCACTTTGACCAACGCTTATCTTTTGATTCAATGAATCGCAACCAAGTGCGTGGCATGCTCAATCGTGTGCGTGGCCTGGTCAACGAACACCGTGCAAGCCCTGCATTTCATTATAGCGAAAAGAATCCTGCCTATCTCAAACTCATGATGATGGAACAGGCTCTAACACAACAATTGCAAGAGTTTGGTGCTACTCCAGCCACTGGTGCTCCAGGCGCTCCTGGTGCTACTGCCGCTTTGTCTACTGTACAACAACAGCAGAAAAAGAAACAGATGCAGGACGAAATCAAACAAAAGCAAAAAGAAATTCAAGACTTGCAAAAGGCCATGATGAACCCGACAATGGCAGCAGAAAACAACACAGGCAACTTCTTGCGTGAATCAGAAATTCAACAAGCACAAGTTGTGTTGGCCGCACAAGACATGGTCGACCGTGTGCAGAAAATGCTGGAAGACACAACAGAAATGCAATTTAAAGAATTACCTGCCTTGGTTGATTCTATTAAAAATGAAGTTGGTATGGATCAAGCCGCACAGTTTAACGCAGATGCTGCCGCCGCACTGTCGGGACTTGTACAAAATCTACAGGCCAGCAAAGGTCAATTGGAAGCCGCACTGGGTGTGGTAACTGGTACCGGTGGTGGTGCTGTTGTACCTGGAGCCGAAATGGGCGCAGACATCGGTGCTGAAATGGGCGCAGACATGGGTGCCGAACTAGGCGCAGAGGCTGGGCTTGATGCCGCTGCCGCTGATGCAGGCGCTGAACTTGAACCAGAACCCGAAGCCACTACACCAGCCGCCAGTTTGGGCCGCGGACGTAGATAATGCGTATCGACGAAGTTGGCAACGGCCGGTCAGATGACACAGCCGCTCGACTTTTAGGCTTGGCTGAATTCCTGTTGGGTCGTGCAAAAGACACAGGTGGCCAAAAACAAATCGGCATGCAGACTTTTTTAAATCTGGCCAAAAATATGCAGATCGATCTTACGCCCGAAATTCTTCAAAACATGGCCAGCCAGGCACCACTGAGTGGAGTGTTCATGCCCATTGAACCCAATTCCGGTGTGATCAAATTCAAAGGCAACGATTCTGGTCCTGTGCCCATGCCAGTAAACAAGGCGCAAGACATTGTTGCCTCTGCGGCAAAACGGGCAATGAAATAAAACTCAAATGTAGTCAACCATTAGTTGACACAACCGGTTAAATAGTGTATACTCAACTGTAGGAGGCATATATGAAACTGCGTAAATTAAGAGATAAATTATATCAAGCAATCTTCAAACATGATAGTGCTAAAGAAAAAAAGATTTGGTTCAAGATTCTTCGAAAATCTACCAAACACAAACACACCGAGGACATACGATAATGGCATATTCAGACCGAGTGATTGATCACTATGAGAATCCACGTAACGTGGGTAAATTTGAAATTGACGACACTGTCGGTACAGGCATGGTAGGTGCACCTGCTTGCGGTGATGTTATGAAACTACAGATCAAGGTAGGCAGTGATGGCATAATCACCGATGCAAGATTCAAAACATATGGTTGTGGAAGTGCAATTGCCAGCAGTTCATTGATCACAGAGATGGTAAAAGGCATGACCCTGGACCAAGCAGGCAAGATCAAAAATAGCGACATTGCTGAAGAACTGGCTCTACCACCTGTGAAAATTCATTGTAGCATCCTGGCCGAAGACGCCATCAAAGCCGCAGTAGCAGACTATCGCAAAAAACATTTGCAGTGAAAAGTGTAAACTGTTGGTTCTCTGATGATCAAAAATTCCTTGCCAACTGGTTCAAACACGATATAACCTGCACCGAATACTGGGTTAATTTACACGAAATTAATCTTCAATGTCTTGAACAAATCACTAAATCTGCCAGTCAAATTGTGTTTTATGATTGGACTCATGCTGATCCCAAGATGTCATCATATTGGACTAATTTGGTTGAGTACGCCAACAACAAATGCGATACTATTTGGTACACCGTAAATCAATTACCAATAGATAATTTACCTGTTAAAAAGTTTGATTTTTATTGGAATCGTTGCAAATCTAATCATGCACATGGTCACTGGCGCTGGAGATACAAATGTACAGGTGAAGAGTTGCCGCATCATCCATTGCATTGGCAGCCGAGAACGCACAAATATCTCAGTCTAATCCGCAGACCTAACAACTATCGAGACCAATTATATAAATTTTTAGAATCTTTTAAAGGTTTTTCCAGTAACAAATCTAAAGGACATATCTTAGAATCAGATATTGGAACAGAAAAGGATGTCTTGAATGGTTTAAATGTACCACCTGCTAAACATTATTTTGACAACAGTTATGTGAGTTGTCAGGTGGAAAGCCAACATCTCACTGGAGGATCAGTGGTATTCAGTGAAAAAACTTACGATCATTTGATTCAGGGCCGTTTTGTTTTGAACTTTGGTCCACAACATTTTTATCGCTGTCTCGAACAACAAGGATGGAAACTCTGGCAAGGAATTGACCTTGCATGGGACTCTGTTGAGTACGATGCTGTTAGATGGCAAGGATATGTTGACACATTGAAACACATCCTTGAATTGAGTACGGCTGATTTACATGATCTTTTTTTGTTAAATAAATACAACATAGAGCACAATTGGCAAATGCTCTATGATAAACCTTATGATATCCTTAACTGACACAGCCAGAAACAAAATACAAAAATTAGTCACAGCCAAAGGTTACGCTGGTATTCGTCTTGGGGTAAAAACTACAGGTTGCAGTGGCCTTGCTTATGTGTTAGAATACGTTAAAGAATACACACCTGAACAGTATGTTATTAACTACGCACAAAATGATTTTGTGGTATTAGTAAATCAAAAAGACAATGTGTATCTTCAAAACATGACAGTAGACTATGTGCGTCAAGGCCTCAACGAAGGCTTTGACTTTTCAAATCCCAATGAACGTGATCGCTGTGGTTGCGGAGAAAGTTTTAGAGTTTAATTTGTACAATCCAAAATTTGATTATCAACCAATTCCTCGCGTGACAATAGAGGGTAAGCGTTACTATGCCACCCCAGATGGCAACAACTTACCCAGTGTGACCACAATCCTGGACCGAACAAAACCCCCAGAAAAAGTTGAAGCACTTGCTCAATGGCGACGTCGTGTGGGCGCAGAAAAAGCACAACAAATCACAACCGAAGCCGCCAATCGTGGCACACGTATGCATACCTATCTTGAACAGTATGTCAAGGAGGGAGCGATCAAAGAGCGCGGATCAAATCCTTTCTCCTGGCCCAGCCATGTGATGGCAGAAACTGTGATCAGAGATGGACTTAAAAATGTTACAGAATTTTGGGGTATTGAAGTTCCCTTATACTTTCCCTCCATTTACGCAGGCACAACAGATGGTGCAGGTATACACTTAAATGAAGAAAGCATATTAGATTACAAGCAAACCAACAAGCCCAAAAAGCGTGAATGGATTGACGATTATTTTGTACAACTGTGCGCCTACGCAGAAGCACACAATGAATTACACGGCACAAAAATACGCAAAGGTGTTATTTTGATGTGTGTCAAACCCGATCTAGATGAGCAACACAATATCATTGGAAAACCCGAATACCAGGAATTTGTGTTAGAAGGTGCAGAATTTGATCGTTACCGAGATCTATGGTGGCGAAAGGTCGAGCAGTACTACATGCTAAATACATGATAGCAAGAGGACAACCACTGTGGCAATTGTACAAGTATCCCGAATAACAAACCGTAAAGGCCTAGAAGAAAATCTACCGCAATTGGCCGGAGCCGAACTAGGTTGGGCAACAGATGCCCGCAAATTATACATTGGTAATGGCACACTCGAGGACGGCGCTCCTGTGATTGGTAATACTGAAATTCTTACTGAATTCAGCGCAGTGCCTTTTCCAACTGCTGTGACTCTAGCAGATAATACAGCATCGGCCACCACAGCATTCAGTCTTGCGGCCAACACCGCAGTGATCGCTTATACCATCATTAGAAACACTGCACTCAGCGCAGGAACTATTTTGGTGGCCGCTTCAGGTGCTGGGGTAGCATTTAATGCCACTGCACAAACAGTTGGTACTACCGGCATAGTCTTGAGTGCAATCTATGCTGATGATCTAATTCAAATACAGTATACCAGTACCTCCACTGGGTCAAGTGCCCAACTAACATACGCAGTTACAATCTCATCCTAATGTGGCCTGCTACCTTTGAACAGCGCCTGCATGCGTGGGGTGTTCTTCGTGAATCAATCCGATACGCACCATTACCACAAGCACTTGCGGACATCAATGCCTGGTGGTTTCACGCACCCTGGCGAGCCTATCATTTGCACTGGGATGATCAGGTCGTTTGGCCAGATCCCTGGCAATTATTGAGTGATAATCTCTATTGTGATCTTGCTCGAGGGCTGGGAATCCTGTATACTATTACTATGTTAGATCGACCTGATCTGCAGGATTTGTTATTGGCCGAGACTGAACAGGGGAATTTAGTCCTGGACCAGGATCGGAAATATATACTGAATTGGGACTCAGAGCAGGTGTTAAATATCAATCCGGGGCAGATCAATGTCCGTCACAGCATTACGCAAGAGCAAATAAAACAACAAATTAGGTAACAATGAAGCAAATTACAGTACAAAAACGCAGTGGTCGCCGCGAGCCGCTAGCGTTGGAAAAATGGCAGGCACAGATAGCCAAGGTATGTGCAGGCATAGCAGACGTGAGCCAGAGCATGATTGAGATCAAGGCACAACTGCATTTTTATGATGGCATTACAACTAACGAAATTGATGGTATCACATTACGAGCAATAGTGGACTTGATTGACGTAGAATCAAATCCCGACGTTGGACACACCAACTATCAATATGTAGCAGGCAAACAACGACTATCAATGTTGCGTAAAGATGTCTACGGATCATATGATCCTCCCCACTTGTATGAGATTGTAAAGAAGAATGTGGCCACTGGCCTATACACTCCTGAACTGCTGGAGTGGTACAGTGAAGACGACTGGAATCGTATGGAAGACATGATTGATCATGCCAAGGACGAACAGTACTCATATGCGGCGGTGGAACAACTGATTGAAAAGTATCTTGTGCGTAACAGAAGCACAAAAGAAATTTATGAAACGCCACAAGTGCGTTACATGATTGCGGCTGCTACGGTGTTCCACAAGGAAGAACCCAACACAGCCCGTATGCGTTACATAAAGGAATACTACAATGCCGCAAGTGATGGATTGTTTACCCTTGCTACTCCCGTCCTTGCTGGTCTCGGTACCCCTACTAAGCAATTCAGTTCGTGCGTACTCATTCGCAGTGATGATGACCTGGATAGTATTTTTGCTAGTGGCGAGATGATGGCCAAGTATGCCAGCAAGCGAGCAGGCATTGGTTTAGAAATTGGACGCTTACGTCCGCTAGGTTCGCCCATACGTGGCGGCGAAATCATGCACACCGGCATGATACCATTTTTAAAGAAGTGGTTCGGAGATTTACGCTCATGCTCACAAGGAGGTATTCGCAATGCAAGTGCTACTGTATTTTATCCCATTTGGCATCATCAGTTTGATGATCTTATCGTTCTTAAGAACAATCAAGGAACAGAAGAAACCCGTGTCCGGCACATGGACTATGGGGTTGTTCTTTCCGCATTTTTCTGGAGGCGATTCAAGAATAAAGAAAACATAACTTTCTTTGATCCCAACCAAGTACCTGAACTGTACGAAGCGTTCTATGCCAACACCGAACGTTTTGAAAAACTCTATGTGGAATACGAAAAGCGTCGGGACCTGCGCACTAAGACCATGAGTGCTGAAGAAGTATTCAAGTCAGGCATACTCAAAGAGCGCACTGACACAGGACGTATCTATCTTGTGTTTATTGACAATGTTCAGAATCAAGGACCGTTTGATACTGAATATCACACCATTTACCAGAGTAACCTTTGCTGTGAAATCTTACTTCCTACAAAACCTTTTAAACGCTTGGACGACGCCGAAGGCCGAATCGCTTTATGTACTCTTGGATCGATCAACTGGGGTGCGTTTCGCAATCCTGAAGACATGCGTCGTGCTTGCAGAATTCTGCAACGCAGTCTCTGTAACATTCTCGACTACCAAGACTTCCTGTCGATCCAGAGTCAGTTATCAAATGACGAAATTCAGCCGCTTGGTATCGGCATTACTAACCTTGCTTACTGGCATGCCAAGCGAGGACTGCAATATGGTAACAAAGACGCTCTTGGAGAGGTCAAATCTTGGATGGAACACCAGGCCTTCTATCTTACCGAAGCAACAGTTGAACTTGCTAAAGAAAGAGGCCGTTGCAAAGATTCTGACCGCACCTGGTACGGTCGTGGTATTTTTCCTTGGGAACGCCGTGCCAAAGGCGTAAATGAATTAACGGACTTCTCTCCTGAACTAAACTGGGAAGGCCTACGTGCCGAAATGAGATCATATGGTGTTCGTAATGCTACCTTGATGGCTATTGCACCTGTTGAAAGTTCTAGTGTAGTAATCAATTCAACCAATGGCATTGAAATGCCTATGTCACTTATTTCAGTTAAGGAAAGCAAAGCAGGTTCCCTTACACAAGTTGTCCCTGAGTATCATAAACTCAAGAACAAGTATCAAATGATGTGGGCGCAGAAAGACTGTGATGGTTATTTAAAAACAGCGGCTGTATTAGCGGCCTACGTTGATCAGAGTATCAGTACTAACACATTCTATAATCCAGCACACTTTGCTGATCGTAAAGTTCCCACAACATTGATTGCTCGGAACTTGATGCAAGCACACCACTGGGGATTGAAAACATTCTACTACAGCCTGATCAACAAAGCAGGATCAAAACAAACTGCCGAAGCGGCACCTCTTGAGGTCATTGACTTTGATCTTGAGGAAGACTGCGAAGCCTGCAAGTTATGAACAGTTTAGAAAAGATCTGGGCCCGGGCCACCGGGCACTTGATGGGCGAGAGTGACCATGATCGCCCGGATGTACCTATACTGACCTTGCGAGAAGCCCGAATAGCACTATTTTTCAAAACGTTCTGGGTTATAATACATGTTATAACTTGTGGCTTTATCATAGCCAACACAATTAGACACTGGAACAATTAAATTCAATGAATTCAAAAACTTTTTGTTTAGCCCCTTGGGTTAGTACCTGTGTATTACCAACTGGAAAATTGGCACCCTGTTGCCAATGGACAGGAATGTCGGACATTAATTTTCAAGAGTTTGATTCTTGGATAAATTCAGATTATCTCCAAAATATTAGAAAACGCATGTATGAAGGAGAACAAATTTCAGAGTGTAACAAGTGCTGGAAGGATGAAAGTGTTGGCAAACAAAGTTTAAGAGAGATTTATAATCGTGAGTTTTCTAAATTTTCGATTCGAGACAGTATTAATAAAACTTGGCAAGTAAAAGACAGTGTATGTGCCTTGGATCTTAAACTTGGAAATTTGTGCAATTTAAAATGTGTCATGTGTAACCCATTTTCAAGTAGCCAATTATTAACTGAATACAAAACACATTCAGAACAATTTGACAATTTAAAAACTTATTCAATAGAGTTCTTAGAGGAAGATTTTTCATGGCCGCTGACGGAGGCTTTTAAGATGTTTCTAAGTAAGTTTCAAAATCAAATTAAATGGATTAAATTTACTGGCGGCGAACCAACAATCATTCCGCATGTGTTGGATGTACTAGATAATATAAATTGTGCCTCAGAGACAACAGTAAGTTTTACTACCAATGCTACAAAACTTGACCAAAAATTTATCGACAAAATTAAAAAATTTAATACAGTCTGGTTAAGTGTCAGTCTTGAAGGAATAGAAGAACATAACGATCAGATTAGATTTTTATCCAACTGGAATGAAGTAGAAAAAAATATCTTGAGAGTTTGTAATTTACCAAACGTATATTTTAATATTAATTATGTTTTGCAATGCTTTAGTGTGTCTACTTTTATACCTCTATTAAAGTGGTGTGAAAAACATCAAATTACACTATGTATTCTAAAATTATCAAACCCGGACTATTTGAGTATAGACGGAGTAGACATAAATATCATAAACAAATTTGCAGATAGTCTTAGCGAATTAAATTTAACTAAAAATCAAAATGTAATATTGCAAGTGCTGGGCCACCTGCAAACACACAAATACAGTAAAGACCTTGCCCGACAACGGCATGAATATTTACAACTAATAGATTCTATTAGATCAACAAAAACAGATCAAATTATTCAGGAAATGACATGAGTCAAGCACAATACAATTTAAAAACAAAAACAGATTATCTCAGTCGCAAGATGTTCTTGGATCCAGCAGGGCCTGTGACCGTACAACGATTTGAAGAAGTCAAATATAACAAACTGGTCAAGTACGAACAAGAAGCACGTGGTTTCTTTTGGGTGCCAGAGGAAATATCTTTGACCAAAGACGCACAAGACTTCAAAGACGCCAGTGACACTGTCAAGCATATCTTTACATCAAACTTGCTACGTCAAACAGCACTAGACAGTTTGCAAGGTCGTGGTCCTAGTCAAATTTTTACGCCGGTAGTGTCAATCCCAGAACTAGAAGCACTAGTATACAACTGGACATTCTTTGAAACAAACATTCACTCACGCAGTTATAGTCATATCATTCGCAACATCTACAACGTGCCCAAGGATGTGTTCAACACAATTCATGATACACAAGAGATTGTGGACATGGCATCAAGTGTTGGCAACTACTACGACCGACTACACATGATCAACTGTCGCAAAGAACTGTTAGAAGAATTTCCTGAGCGTGAACATATCAAAGCCGTCTGGTTGGCACTCAATGCCAGTTATGCGTTAGAAGCATTCCGCTTTATGGTATCATTTGCCACAAGCCTAGCCATGGTAGAGAACAAGATCTTTATCGGCAACGGCAACATTATTCAGTTGATCCTGCAAGATGAAATGCTACACAAAGAGTGGACAGCATGGTTGATCAATCAAGTGATCAAAGAGGATGCACGTTTTGCCGCTGTCAAAACTGAATGTGAAGCAGAAGTATACCAAATGTATCTAGATGTTATTCGTGAAGAAAAAGCCTGGGCTGACTACTTGTTTAACAAAGGTCCGGTGATTGGTCTTAATGCAAACATTCTTAAAGACTTTGTGGACTTCACAGCATTCAATGCACTCAAAGAAATTGGCATCAAGTACACAGAAGATCATCCACGTTCAACACCCATTCCTTGGTTTACCAAGCACGTGGACACCAGCAAGAAACAAACTGCACTGCAAGAGAACGAATCAACTAACTATGTTATTGGAGTCATGAGTGACAGCATTGATTACGACGAATTACCAGAATTATAACAAGGAAAATAAAAATGAAAGCAATTGTATGGTCAAAAGACCAGTGCCCTTATTGCACTCAAGCAAAGGCATTGTTAGAAAGCCGAGGTATCGAGTATGAAGAACGCAATATCAATAACGGTTGGGACAAAGAAGATTTACTGGCGGCAGTACCAACGGCTAGAACATTACCACAAATTTTCCTAGATGAAGAATTAGTGGGCGGATTCACAGAACTTAGACAAAGGTTAACACATGCTACTTGAAATTGACAAAGGACTCGCCGAAGGCGACGTGGTTACACTCAAACTCACATCAGGTGAGGAGATTGTGGCACGATTGGACAAAGAGACTGACACACACTACAGACTAACCAAGCCCATGGTGATTGCCATGGGACCGAACGGTCCAGGGTTGTTGCCTTACTTGTTTACAGTGAGTCCGGACAAGACTATTGGCCTATCCAAAGGTACCGTGACTGTGGCTGTGACTTCGGACAAACAGTTTGCAAGTCAATACATGCAGAGCACAACCAACATACAAATGGTTTAACGCACCAGATTTCTACTTCCATAAATAATCAATGGGACATCGCTTTGTAATCATGCACAACGAACAGTTGTCGGAATACACCGAGTACGAGCAAATTCCCAGTGAATTTGATCACGTGATAGAGTTTGCTCCTGAAATCCCGCCAGGACCGCACACTGATCAAGATCATGAAGAAATTGATCAGTGGCAGACTAAATTTGAAAGATTAATGGAAATAGAATATGCCAGCAGCCGCAAGAAAGAGTGATAAGTGTGTGCCACATTGCTCGCCTTTTACCGTGGCAAAGGGCAGTGCCGATGTGTTTACTGATGGCAAAGCGGCATCTCGCGTGGGCGACACAGTTACCTCTCACAAAACACCCGGTGGCGGTGCGGCAGCGGGACAAGCAGCCAGCATAGGAGCAAAGTTTGCTCCACCTCCTTACAGTTTTGCTTTGATGGCCGTGGGCTTTGTGATGAAAAAATGTACTGACCATGCGCCGGCAATTGCCACAGGTTCCAGTAGTGTTTTTATAAATGGCAAGCCAGCCGCCTTTGTTGGTAGTAGTATAACTGGATGTACCAGTGTGTCTGCTGGCAGTCAAACTGTGTTTATTGGTAGATAACGTGCCTTCAATTTTGACCCCATTACAAATGATCGCGGGTGCCACACTCAGCAACAATCAAGGTGTGGCCATTGCTACCAATTTTACCAACGCCATCTCTTCTTATACCGGCACCACGTTACTTGCACCATTGTTTGTGGCCTTGGGCAACAGCGCCAATGCCAACTTGAGCGTGACTACTCTCAACAGTCTTGAGGTCATGGCCGCCAACAGTTGTCCTGCATTGGCAGACAGCACACCTGTATCATATGCCAGCAACATAGGCAACATACTAGGTCCACGAATACAAACAACATTCACCACAAACTATACCACATTCAGCGGAAATATTAACGGTAATGTATTGACTGTGACCAGTACGCCGGCACCAAATCTCATATACGTGGGATTACAAATAGGTGCTGTGGGGACCAGTGCCAACACTTTTATCACAGCCGACATCAGCGGTGGTGGCGGCGCAGGCGATTATGAAATAACTCCTGACCAAGATGTTCCTGATACCACAATAGCCGCCAATCCATCATATGCCTCTTATGGCAATAGTATTGCAGGATTTACTGGAGTCATAACTGACATTGGTAATACCTATCTTGGTCAAGGCAATACTACAGTTTTTGCACAGGTGTTTTCAGCCGCACAAGGTTACATAAATCAAAACAATGATTTTATCAACACTGCCTACAACAGTCAAACCTATCTAGGCAGTACGTTTACTTCCATGAACAGTTTGATAACTGGTAACTTGACCGATGTCAACCTGGCCTTGCCTTCTTTTGGTAGTGATCTAGCAAGACTTGGATATTTGATTGATCTAGCCAACCTGGGCAACTTTGGATTACCTAGTACTGTGTTCCGGCAGTTGGCCACAGTGACCAACCTAACTCCCAGAATCACCATAGCACTCAAACAGGTGGGATTCACTACCATACAAATTGAACGCATTACTGACCCTGACGCCACACTGACTGATACTGAAGAAGCCAAACTATATCGAGCCATGTTGTTGGTAACTGATGTGGCACTACAACAGGTATGTGACATTCTCAGAATCACTTTGCCAGTGGCAGGTGTGAACACAACTCAACCACAGAATCCTGGACTGACCTCCATGGCCGACTTGTTGAATCCTGTAAAAATCTTTCCTACCAGTTATGCCAGCCTCACAGTGAGAACTTACAATCAAAATACCACCAGTGAGTTGCGAGCCATCTATCTAGATGCAACTGGTAATGTCAACAGCAATTTGTTACAGTACCTGCCAAGGTATGTATTAACGGTGGTGCCAGCATGATTACCTATGAACGATTGAGCAAAATTATACCTGCTGACCAAGCCTTGGCCTGCAAGGCTGTAAGTGTGAGCCTGCAACAAATAAAAAATGTCAGCACACTGTCATCGCCGCAGTTGGCTGTGGCCTTTGTGGCCACTGTGACCACCAAGGATCTTGATCAAATCAATGCACTCACAGTGGCAGTACCAGCCAACGTGGCTGCCTACTATACTGACACCTACGCCACAGGCACCGGCACAGGTAACACCTTGGTACTGACAGACTTGCTGGGTGCCGCTGTGGGTATAACCTATATAGATCAATTGAACAATGTGGTGACCACACTGAACTCAGTTGGTAACGTGGGCGGCTTATCTAATCTAACAACCATTTACACCAGAATGGAAAACACAGTAAACGGTGTTTATGGCAATGCTGTGTCGGGTCCGGTTACCATCCCTGCAGGTTATGCCGCGGGTACCTATGCCAATGCAGATGTGGCATTTAGTACAGCACTGATTCCCAATGCTGTGGTTGAAATTGGCAATGTTGTCACAGCATACCCAACCGAAACCACATCAATGAATACAGAGTTTGATACCATGGCACAAAAGGTTCTAACTGAAAGCAACAACTTGACCTTGGCCACTATAAACATAGCCGAACTAACCACTACTGATCGTGGTCCGGTCATGAGTTTTGTTGAAAGCCTGCCCACATATGGCGTCAACCGAGAGCAAAATGGGCCCACCTGGTTCCTGGAGCAAGTGGCAGATTTAACCACACTGGGCGGGCAAGCAATTGTGGGCTGTTTGCGTGAGGGGCAAAATCTTGTGATTCTTAATAATGCGGGAATTGGGGTAGATACCAATATCCCCAGCCAGCCCAGTTCGCCCAATCCGGTTGCAAATCTTATCCCAGCCACGTATACTGAAGCACAAGCAGCCAATTTAGTGGTAAAATAAACATCTAATACGTGTTTCTACTAAATATTATTCTGTGTTTATAACTGAACACAATCTTTTTAAAAGGAAAAACTAAATGAAGAAAATCTTCGCAATCTTGGCTTTGGCCATCACAGGTACTGCATTTGCAGCCGACAGTTTCACTGTCGAAGGTCAGCACATCAACAACGCAGGTGCTGCCGCTCAACAACAATATGTTTTGGGTGTAAAGAAAGAGTTCAACGGCTTCGCTGGTGACTTGGCAGTGTCTAATGCACAAACTGAAGGTACCAACGCTTTGAGCACACGCCTTGAAGCCGGTGCTACAGTACCCGGTCCAGTTGGATTGTATGCTCGTGCCGCAATTGGTCAAAAGTATAGCAACACCACAGACTTCTCATACTACTCAGTTGAGCCAGGCATTGCCGCTCCAATTGGTTATGGGTTGACTGCTAAGTTTGGATATCGTTTCCGTAGTGCTTTTGATGGCTCACAGAACAATGACCAAACACAAACAGCACGTTACTCATTGGCTTATGCTTTGAGTAAAGACGATACTGTTGCTGTCAAGTATGACCGTGTCAAAGGCGACAGCAATCAAAAGGTTGTTAGTGTAGCATACACACGTGGTTTCTAAAAAGTAACACTTTTTATTACCCCGAAAAGGTAATACTCAAGTACTACAAAACCCTGCCCAGTGCAGGGTTTTCTTTTGATTTGACCAAATATTCAAGATCGGTTATAATAATAACATGAAGTTAGAAATCAATGAAATACTACAGTGGGCCGGAGCGGTGTTTATCATCGCGGGACACAGTCTTAATGCTGTAGGCCCTAGTGCTTACCCCTATAACATACTTGCCTTCTTTTTAGGCACAATTTTGTTTATGGCCTGGACCATACGTGTTGCAAATAAGCCACAGTTGATGGTGAACATTGTGGCATTGTGCATTGGAGCATCGGGACTGGTAAAAGCATTTGGTTGACTCAAAATTGTCTATTTGCTATAATATACACATAAAGAAACAAAAGGAACTCAAAATGACCGTAGCAGACTTTATTGAAATTCTCCGCACCATGCCCGCAGACGCTCGTGTGGTTGCACATGACAGCGACTGGGGTTACACCACTCCTCTTGTGGAAGTGGATGACGACGGCGAAGTTGTAATCTCCGCAGGTTGACCCAAAATTACCATTTTGTTATAATACTTGTATAGAAACTAAAAAGGAGCCTAAGATGACAGAACAACAAAATCGCGAAATTAAAATGTACGGCACCACCGAATCCGCATTGCGTGAAAGTATTGAGCGTTCAATGACTTTCAAGGTCTCTGGGCCTGCAATGATTGTGGCTGGCATGTTGAGCGACGTGCAAGAAATGATGGCGTATGGCCCTTATGACAGCGACACACTTGCTGTGATTCAAGAAGACCAGCGTCAACAACTCAATCGTGCCAAGTGGGTTTTATTTGAATACATGAGCGAGGAAAGAGTATGAGCAAAATGAGTGACATTAGCACAATGGTAGATGCCATTTGTGAAGACCGTGGCTATGACAGCCTTAAAGAATTTGACTACAGTGACGTTGAGTATCTTGCACAAGAACTTGGCATGTCGGTGGTGGCTGTGTGTGCAATCGTGCGCATTGAGGTTCCAGAAAACTGTAGTCCTTTTGCAACAGTCAACAGTTGACCAAAAATTCGTTTTCGGTTACAATACAATTTTAATCACTAACAAAGGAAATTTTATGAGTTATACATTTGCAGGTACCAGTGTTACCAAAGGTGTTCTTAAAGTTCGTTTTGCCAACTCAGATGCTCGTGCAAAACAGTTGGCCAAATTAGGTGACACAGACGTAAACATTGTGCCCTTGCCCCATGTCATGGACAAGATTGCGGCAGTGGCACACTTGCTAAACTCCGACTTTGCCAAGGATATCTTGGTTCGTGCTGTGCTAGAAGCAGAGATTGCACCCAAGGCAAAAGTCAAAGCACCTCGCACTGTCAAGGTGCGTGTGAAGTCAGCCCGGCCCAAGGCAAAGGCAAAGACAAAGTCTACAGATGCAACTGAGGCTGAAGTTGATGCGTTGTATGCGGCAGTTTACGGCAACAAATAATGATAGTCAACGCCTTTTTTGTTTGGCTCAATTGGCGCATTGCTGATTGGTGCTTTGAAAACAACAGCCCCGGTTGGGGCTGGGCAAACATTTTCTTCAGCGCCTACAACGGTGCTATTATTGCATTTCAGTTATTCGGAGGTTAACATGGGATTGGACATGTATGCATACACTGCCGCTAAAGAACAAGCGGACTCGGAAACTAGCCAGCGTGAAATTGCCTACTGGCGTAAGCATCCTAATCTGCATGGCTGGATGGAACGACTTGCTGAATCAAAAAATGTAGAGTACAGCACATTTAACGGCGTTGAATTGGAACTTACTTGGCAGGATCTAGACGATCTAGAACGTGCAATAACACATGGCCAATTGCCCTCCACATCGGGATTCTTTTTTGGCAACGAAGCAGATGACTTTTACAAAGAACAAGATCTTGAATTTGTTCGCAAGGCCCGAGCAGAATTGTTCTTGGGACTAAAAGTATTTTATAACTCTTCATGGTAAGGCTGTAAATAATGAATGAAACTGATTTCTCCAACGAAAGGTTTGACGGTGTAATGGCCGCAGGCTGGATACGTGATCTAGAAAGTTCAGACAGTCGCATACACAAAGAAAAAACAATTGAAAAAGCACTAATGGCCGCCAAGTTGGGCAGTGCCGATGCACAATGTTTTCTCTTTAACTGCTACCAGGCTTACAATCCTTTCTATACTTTTAATATCCGTCAAGTGCCTGAAACAGAGGGCTTAACCGGACGGCCTAACCCTTGGGTAAGTTTTTGGGCCTTGCTAGAAGCCCTGCGTACCCGATACATCACAGGTAATCGTGCCAGGGAAGCCATTGAACAAATGAGCCAAGAGTTTGACAGTGACGAGTGGAACAACTTGGCTCGTAGAGTCATGATCAAAGATCTGCGTTGTGGCATTTCAGAAAAAACACTAAACAAAGTCTTGGGCAAAACCGAATACCGGATTCCTGTGTTTACTTGTCAGTTGGCACAGGACTCCACAGACCAACCCAAGAAACTCAAAGGCATCAAGCGCCTAGAAGTCAAACTGGATGGTGTACGTGTGTTGGCAGTAATTGATGGCGACAATATTACCCTGTTCAGTCGCAATGGCAAAGAGTTTGAGAACTTTCCACAGATTGCAGATGCCATTGAAGATGCCCGCAAGCACTTTCAATTTGGACGTGGCACAGGCGGTCGCTTTGTGTTAGATGGTGAGATTGTGGGTGAAAGTTTCCAGAAACTCATGAAGCAGGCACATCGCAAGAGTGATGCTAAGACTGAAGGCATGGTATATCATATTTTTGATATACTTCCATTAGAGTCATTGCAAGAAGGCCATTGTAACATACAACAGTACAAACGTATTGAGTGGATTGAGAGTGCAAAAGATCGTCTTAAAGATACACCTTGTCTGCGAATCATGAATGGCTTGGAAGTAGACCTAGATACCGCTGAAGGGCATGACATCATGCAACGATTTGCCGAAGCGTCGGTAGCAGAAGGCTTTGAAGGCATCATGATCAAGAGTATGGACGCACCTTATGAGTGCAAACGCTCAGACTTCTGGATGAAATGGAAACCCACTATTAGTGTTGATCTCAATATTGTGGGTTTTGAACAAGGTACTGGTCGCAATGCAGACCGGTTGGGTGCTATAATTTGTGAAGGAACAGATAATGACCGTAGAATTCGTGTTAATGTTGGTAGTGGGTTTAGTGATACTCTTCGTGATGAGTATTGGGCCAATAGGGATCAGTTACTTGGTCACTTGGTTGAAGTCCAAGCGGACGCAGTTACCCAAAACCAAGACGGAACCTACAGTCTCCGATTCCCAAGGTTCTTGAGATTTAGAGATTTTGAGGCCGGAGAAAAAGTTTGATGATCCCCTTGTATGAAATAGTGTTGGTGGCTGTGATGGTAACTCAAGGTCCTGCAGGCGGACCGTTGACGTTGGAGTACCAGCCACTGGACTACTACACGTCTTGGAGTACCTGTTTAAAAGAGGAACGTAAACTACAGGCACGACTCAAGGAACGAGAAAGAATCAAAGCCTATATTTGTTTAAAAGTTGATAGAGTATAACGCAATGACAGCAAAATCAGCCAATGGTGTTCGTGGACACCTATTAAATTTAATTGACGGAACAGTTGTTTTTCGTGTGTACGATGCGGAGCACAACTTTATAGACTATGACTTGCATCATAGTGATTTGTGTGTTACAATTACAGATCCTGATGCATATTTTTATCATCAAGGTGGCCAAGACATACTGGATCACGCACCTATGACATTGGGAATTAAAAATGATACTTGAAATATTTGTAGCAGGAATGATCACGGCCTTTGGTTGGTGGACTAGCACACACTACATAATCGAACCTTACTTCCCACCACCTATCGAAAAGAAAGTGGAACAAAAATGAAAATTGGACTCAGTTACAGTCGTTGTGTTCGTGACATTGTAGACGGTGTAGTGGACATTGATGATGTATTGGTGCTGATCACTCGTACAGATTTTGATCCGCACAATGATGAACAGTGGCAGAGTATTTGGATTGGTTATGGCGGCGGTACAGAAAATGTCTATAGCCGTGGATTCTTCAGTCACAGCAATCCTGAATGGGCTGGATATCATGACGAGGATCAATTCCGTAGTGTCAGTATTGAACTTTGGGAAACTGGCAAGTTACATCAGCCACGCAAGTTTGGTGTAAAGCCTGCTCGTCGTCCTGAAATATGGTTGGAAACTGTGCTACCAGATTCAGAGTTAGAATCTCGTCCGGCAGTAAAAGAGGCTTGGGATCAGTTCCAGACCCTTGCAGGCTTGACCAATACCCGACTAGACAAGAGTTACAGATGAAGGAGAACAAGCGTGCCTAAAAAAATCAAAACAGCAGAAGTAGAAACTGTAAATCCCGAGTATGACAAACTCTTAGAGGTGTTAAAGTTCACACCACGCACCTACAAGATTAGTATGTGGGGGTATGGTGGTGAAAAGGTCATGGGCACAGTAGACCGTGCGGTCTGGGACTATTGCATGGAGAACCAAGTTGACTTGTCTGAAATTGCGTGGAGTGATGAAGAAACAGTGCAAGATGAAATGGGTCTTGATATCGATATGCTACCATTTACTCCTGGTAGTTGGTATGAATGTGATGACATGGTACACACTAACGGTGTTAGTCGTAATGCCGGAACACTACAAATCGAAGATGAAAATGGCACAGTAGTGTTTGAAAAATCCTTAGACGATTGTGACGGCAGTAGTGAAGACAGCCCAGTATGGAGTTGTAATGATGAAGCATGGGTTGGTAGTAAGCCTGCAGGTACTGTGGTGTTCATTGGCACCAGTAATGAAAAAGGCACATTCTTTGAAGGTGAGATTGAACTTACACAACCATTTGACATTGAAAAGTTGGTGCTGGGTTACGATGACATCGACGGTGAAGAACTAGTTAATAGTGTTGAATACGATGGTGAAGATATTGATAACTGGGGTGGTAGCACAGACGGTAAGAGCAGTGACTTTGGAATGTATCTTGTGAAAGACAGCAACACCTGGGAAACTTATGCTCCTGAAGAAAAAGACTGGGGTCATCCCCCGCATGGCACCAGTCCCGCCACTTGGGAACGATCCGAGACATTCAAGTTTGATAAAGTCAAACCCACCTTGCCCGGTTACTATAGTTGTACCTGGAAGCATTTTGGAACCACATATGGGTCGGCCTACTGGGATGGCACACAGTTTGGTGAATGGGAATACGGCAAGTTCACGCCCATCACCGGAGAGATTGTGACTTGGTCAGGATACAACTGGGACACCACATCATGGGTTAATCAACCACCAGAACCTGTAGATGTTGCCTGTGACAACAAAAAGTGCGGTTGGATAGGAATGGCTGAAGAGCGTCGTACCGATGATGACTATAACGACCATTGTCCCGAGTGTGATGGCACCGAGTTTACTTATATTGACTATGACCCAGACTCGGCAGTTGGACGTAAGAATCGTGCTAAGTACTGCAAAGAGTGGGATCCAGCAGTGGCACTAGATCGAATCGTAGCATCTGCAGATGAAGAACCGGCCAAGTGGCCAGCAACAAGACCTTAAAGGAGAAAACTATGAATGATACACTTATATTTAATGATGAACAATATCGTTCAGCCGAACAAATCAACTCGGCCATGGGCCGTGTTTACGGACATATGAGTTTAGCAGTGATTGTGAGTATGCTGATCAGTTACTGGGTAGGAACCACACCTGAGTTACTACAGTTCTTTTTTACTGGCATAACAAAATGGATTGTAATCTTTGCACCGCTAGCGGCAATATTTGGTGTGAGCATGGTACTGGGTAACAATCCAAGTAAATCTGTAGCACAGTTGTGTTTGCATGGTTTCGCGGCCCTGATGGGGCTGAGTTTTTCAATGATCTTTGCTGTGTTTGCTATGGGATCGATTGTTAGTGCATTTATGGGTGCGGCAATCTTGTTTGGTGTAATGAGTGGCTATGGCTACTTTACCAAGCGCAGTTTAGACAGTGTTGGTAAGTTTATGTTTGTAGGATTGATCGCCATCTGTATTGCCAGTATTGTGAACATCTTTATTGGCAGCACCGTGATGCAGATGGTGATCTCCGCATTGGCTATCATTATCTTCTTGGGCCTTACTGCCTATGACACACAACAGATCCGCGAAGAACTTAGTGTGGAGACTACCGATGCCGCAGAAGTACGTGGTGCGTTGACACTCTATATGGACTTTATCAACTTGTTCTTGAACTTATTGCAATTGTTTGGCGATAGAAAATAAACATTACTGATTTTAGAACAACAATAAGTTGACACCGCCACCTGATTCCTTGTATAATGTACGTGTGCATGAGCAAGGAGATGGTGGCGATCTAATGGCATGAGCGGGGTGATTGAACGCCCGGGCCCGACATAGCCGTGGCAGGTAGATATAATGCCCACGAGGTTGAGACACTGACCAAGACTCAGAAATGAGTCAAAACCGACTGATACTCGGTGTATGCTCAAGTTGGAATTATCAGTGAAAGGAAGTTTAAATGTCTGTTAAAATAGAAGCCCCTGACGCCATGCTTCCGTCCCTTGACTCTCTTAAAACAACGGCTTTGCCCATGCACAAATTATATTTCGAATTGTCAAGTGTGGACACATGGTATGCTATCATGCGAGAAGCACGGGCACAGTTTGGCAAAAACTGGCGTAGTCAAAGTCATGTTAGACGCAGACTAGAACATGCCAGCCTATGGACCATAGGTGGTTGTTCAGAACGTGTGTGGTTTGAAGTACCAGATCCCAAGTTTGGTACCTGGATAGCAATTAAACATGCTGTTAGACAGGTCGAACCATCCGGTAAATAATACTCTATGATATTTGGTTTCAGCATCCTGGCCACAGCAATCTTACTCAGTTGTGTGGCCGCTTATTACTCTGTGGCAGGTCTTACCGCCATCTTCTCCGCGGCAACCATCCCTGTGATCATCATGGGTGGCAGCCTCGAACTTGGCAAGATTGTGGCCACTGTTTGGTTGCACAACAATTGGCGACGTGCTGGATTCCTGTTCAAAGCATATCTAGTGCCTGCGGTGGCATTCCTAATGTTACTGACATCAATGGGAATTTTTGGCTATCTCTCCAAGGCCCATTCAGATCAAAGTCTAGTTTCAGGCGATGCAGTAGCAAAAGTAGCAATCTATGATGAAAAGATCAAAATATCTCGTGACAATATTGAAGCCGACCGCAAGGCACTTAAACAGATGGATGAGGCTGTGGACCAAGTTATGGGCCGATCAGCAGATGAAAAAGGTGCCGACAAAGCAGTTGCAATACGAAGAGGCCAGCAACGAGAACGGGCTAGGATACTTGCTGACATCGAAACCGAACAGAAAAAGATTACTAATCTTAATGAAGAGCGGGCACCACTAGCGGCCGAGTTCCGCAAGGTTGAAAGCGAAGTTGGGCCTATCAAATACATTGCCGCACTTGTATATGGAGACAATCCTGACTCTAATGTGCTAGAGCGAGCAGTACGTTTAGTAATCATTATGATTGTGTTGGTATTTGACCCACTGGCCTTGACTTTGATCCTGGCAGCCAACAAACAATTTCAATGGGCCAGAGAAGGCACCGGAGGCTTTGTGCATGACGAGCCCCGGTACGAGCCTGATAATGGTCCGCTAACTGAAAATCAAATTGAACAACTAAAAGAATCAGTGCCAGAGCCGCCTGATGATCCTATACCTTGTTACAAGTGTGGTACCTCGTTAGTTGACGCTCCGGGTATTGGACTGTTCTGCCCCAACAAAGAATGTGACGTTATAGATAATGTCAAAGGTGAGGAACCTGTTGAATTTGAATCAATTGAAATTGAATACAAGTTTTTAGACGAACATCATGAACCTGATCTCCATGTATACGATGATGAACGCTTGGTATCAAAATTTGACAAGATGCAAAATTTAGAACGACCAGGAGACTACATAACACCACCTGACGAGACTGATGCAGAAAAAGAAGCCAAGCGGCTGTGGAAAGCCGAACACCCTGATGGAACTGTAAAAGAACAAAGAAGATTGCACGAAGTAGGCGCCATAGACACATTACCGTGGCAGGGCTATATCAATCTTCAAGCAGACAATGATGGTAGTATTTCAAGTACCGGTCGATTGCTGGGCTTTGGTATCAAGTTCCCAGAGAATCCAGCCAAAGGTGATTCATTTATTAGGGTAGATCAAATGCCCAGTGCCCTGTACAAATACAATGGCACCAAGTGGATTGAGGTTGACAAAGGGCTCAGTGACCAGTATGCTTATGACACGGCCTATATTGATCATTTGATTGAAAAACTCACTACCGGTGAGTATGATCCTGAATTATTAAACGAAGCAGAAAGAGAACAAGTGGCACAACGCTTACAAACCAACACAAAAGGTGCATGATGGCATCAGATTTACACAACACCTGCAGTTTCTGCGGCAAGCACAAAGACTCGGTAAAAAAACTCATAGTAGGCGAAAAAGTAGGCATTTGTAATGAGTGCGTGGATTTTTGTCAAGGCTTGTTAATTGACGAAACCCCTCAAGACAGCACAACTGCTCCAGTAACCCCTAGAAAACTAGATCCTGTTGTACTCAAAGAATATTTAGATCAGTACGTGATTGGACAAGACTCGGCCAAGATCATGTTGAGTGTGGCCATTGTGAATCACTACAAACGTATCAACAAGACCACAAACGAACCTGAACTAGAAAAAGCCAATGTGCTTATGTTGGGGCCTACAGGTTCGGGCAAGACCTTGTTGGCCAAGAGTGTGGCACGTTATCTTGATGTACCATTTGCTATTGCTGATGCCACTAGTATTACAGAAGCAGGCTATGTGGGCGATGATGTGGAAAGTCTTATCACAAGATTGTATACTGCGGCTGATGGTGACATAAACAGAACACAACGTGGCATTATTTTTGTGGACGAGATTGACAAAATTGCTCGCAAAGGTGAGAGTGCCAGTATCACTAGAGATGTGTCAGGTGAAGGAGTACAACAGGCCTTGCTCAAGATGGTAGAAGGTACTGTGTGTCGTATACCAGCAGGTGGCGGCCGGAAACACCCATCAGGGGACATGATTGAAATCAACACACGCAACATCTTGTTTATTGCAGGTGGTGCATTTGTGGGCCTGGATTCAATTGTTAAAAATCGTGTGCAAGGTACCAGTATCGGCTTTGGTGCCAAGGTAGAAAGCGATGCAGACACTAACCTTGCACTTACCACACCTGACGACTTGGTCAAGTATGGAATGATTCCAGAATTTGTGGGACGTTTTCCTAACTGGGTTGGTCTACAAGAACTTTCTAAATCAGATCTAGTACACATTCTTACTGGTGTAAAAAACAACTTTGTTGATCAATATAAATGGTTGTTTGCTGAAGATGGTGTAGAGTTACAGTTTACAGACCCAGCATTGGATACTATTGCTGAACGAACTCTACTTAGCAAAACAGGTGCTCGAGGACTGCACAGCGAACTAGAACGTGTGCTGATGCCACACATGTACAACCTCAAACGCTACCCTGGCATGGGAATAAAGTGCGTGGAAATTGGCCCTGCTTTGGTAAATATTCCTATAGCACTAGAGGGCACAAATTGAAATTACACGGAAGATCAGTATTGGTAACAGATGGCAACGTTGAGCGAGCACTGCGCAAATTCAAAAAGAAAATTGCAGAATCTAATCTTTTAAATGATCTCCGTGACCGTGAATTTTACGAAAAACCCACTACTGAACGCAAACGCAAAAAGTCTGCAGCCAAGAATCGTTGGCGCAAGAAACTAGCGGCGCAACAACTGCCCCAAAAACTCTACTGATGTTTATCGAATTCCAATTGCTGGATCAACCAGGAATGGCATTACATCTGATAGAACAAGAACTAGACCAATGGGGCGAACGTTATAATATTCCCTACACCAGCAAAACAGTCAAGTACACACATCGAGTGTGTTTTGAAGAAGACAAACTGTATGATTTTTTTGTAATGAGTTGGAATCCTCGAGGAATTGATTACCTAAATCGGTACGTGGTTGTATCTGACCGAAATAATAGACAATAAATAAGATTTCGTGTATAAATACACATGTAGTGCCGATGGTCGGGCTACAAGTCATAACTTGCTTAATAGGAGAAAAAACATGACAAAAATCACATCTTTAGATCTCACCCCCTTCTACCGTAACACAATTGGCATGGACCGCCTGTTTGACAGGATTGTCAGTCAATTTGATCATGCTACGCAGACCAACTATCCACCCTATGACATTGTCAAAACAGCCGAAGATAGTTACGAAATTCGTGTGGCAGTGGCCGGCTTTGGCCAAGGTGAAGTTGACGTGACTTTCCATGAAGGTCAGTTGGTTATCACAGGCGAAAAGCACACGGAAGAAAACGTGAATTATCTACATCACGGCATCAGTGCTCGTAAATTTACACGCAGTTTCCAACTGGCGGAGTATGTGGAAGTGAAGTCAGCAATTGCCCAGGATGGCATTCTCACAGTATGCTTGGAGCGTACTGTGCCAGAAACAGCCAAGCCAAAGACTATTGCTATCACCTACACTTCCTAATATAATAGTGTAAATACAGTAGCGGGATGGTCCCGCTACTGAACAAACAAGGACTCGAAATGTCGCAAGCAGAAACTATTGTAGCAACAAGAACAAAAACCGCCGTCAAAGAACCAAGTCTGTATCGGGTAATTTACCTCAACGACAACACAACCACAATGGAATTTGTTGTGGAAACCTTGATAGAATTCTTTGGCTATACAGAAGAAACAGCCGCACAAATTACTGTGGACATACATGACGCAGGATCAGCCACAGTGGCAGTATTGCCATTTGAAATTGCCGAACAAAAGGGCGGTGAAGTCACGCTGAGTGCTAGAGCACAGAATTTCCCACTACAGGTCAGAATTGAACCTGATGTGACCTAATCACCAATTAATTTCAATACGTTTGGGATAATACACATGAGTGCGATGCAGAGTATCGCCTCGTCCACGACAGTTGTTGACATAACGTATGCCATTTAGAATTCTGTCAACTGTGCCGTGATAATGGCCGAAACACCAGGTGTGTATTTTGTGTTCAGTATCATTGGTGTGTACTAGATGCATGAGTCTGTTGCCCATGACATTGAAATGATATTGCCCGTCTAGATCAATATCGTGTTTGATAAGTTCTGCTTCGGGCACAGTATGAGTAACAATTACAATTTTCTTTACATCTTGATGAGTTTGTAATCGTTGTACACTACTCACTAGATATGCCGCATCTGTTCTACTGGCATCCAGAATCATTTGCGTATCCACTACAACTTCTGGATGTCGTTCTTCGTAACGATCCTTCATCCATTGCTTGGAGCCTTCTGTATCTAAATTTTCGTCTAGATCAAAACCCCACCATCCATTGGTGCCCAAGATAGCCACACCATCAATCACAACAACATTGTCCTGTAAATAGGTCACACGTGGGATTCTGCGTATGGCCTGATTTAATTTTGAGTAACTGGCACCCAGATCACCCAGTTGAAAACGATGTTCGTCATTGCCATCTATGTAAAACACAGCGGCATAGCATTCTGATAGATGCTTTAGAAACTTTTTGACCATGTTATGATCTCTAGAGACGTCGCCTGCTACTACACATACTGGGCTCGTGGCTTGCCCACTAAAGTTCAGCGGCTCATCCCAGGTTTCTAAATGCAAGTCAGAAATTAAATCAAATGTCATTGTCATGATACATATTTAAAAGGAAACGCAATGAACATAATATTTGGAACAGAAATGGCCAAGCAAGCACAGGAACGCTATACGGTACTTGAACTAGACACATTTAACTTGTTGCCCACAGATGAAATAGTCACCGCCTATTGCATTGTTGAAACTATACCCTTTGAAGAAATGGCTGCTGTAGAGAGTCTCAAAGATCTTCACATAAATCTCATGGCAGAATACAGAAAACGCAACTGGAAATATTGCGAAGATGCTATTGCACACCTAACTGGAAAATGGCATGGAGAGTTAAACAGTTTCTATACCGAACTATATCAACGAATTTCCAAACTCAAACAAGAGGATCTTCCCCAGGAGTGGACGGGTCGACTTGACAAGACTGTCGAAGTTGTCTAAGACGCCTAGTGGATATTCTACGAGAAACTATGCCCATATCTAGCATGTTGTGTTCTCTGAGTATTGTTAACCATCCAAAATAATATTTGCCTCGTGACTTTGCCACTTGTTGCATGGCTGATTTTAGATTGTCTTTTAATTCATTTTCAATTTGATAGGAGAAATCGGCACTGAAAAAATGTTTTTTATTAAATTGTGCAATAGATTGAATTTTTTGGAAAAATTCTTTACGATCTTGTCCTTGAAGATTTTGTATTTGTTTCATTGACTCAATGATTTTTTCCATTCTAGTGAGACTGTCAGATTCGTGATCATACGATTCATCTATCCATGGACTAAATGTTTGGAAGCCATAACTCTTTAAGTACTGCAATGCGCCAGGTCCTGCTGCCAATATAAATGGATGTCCACAAGCAATGGGTTTTAATATTTTTTCTGTCAAATGTATTCTACTGTCATCGAACACTGTTTCTAAAACTACACTGATCTGTGTTGAAACAAAATCGTTATAACTGTAATCTGCGCTTGCTGTACTAGAAAAATTGTTGTTGGGTATCTGGCCTAAGAGTTGTGGATTATTGAGTTTAAATTTTGGATTTACAAATTCATAGTTTGCAAAATGCACATTGTCGGTGTTGGTGTGCATTACACTTGTTTGGCATATGTGATCAAGATTGTTCTCTATCAGTAATTCTAAAAACTTCAATCTATATTCTCTACGATGACTCCAGTCTCTACAGTAGATTAAAAATATGTTTTCGGGTAGATCATGATGTACAGTGAGCCTGGAGTCATGTTCTGCAAATCTAAACCAATCTCTAGCAATAACTGCATGTGCCCAATAATGAACACAAATAAATTCATTACTTTCATATTTTAATAAATCCTGAGAGTTTTTTTCTGAATGTATCAAAATAGTTTTATCATAGATCAGGGCATTTTTACGAAGAACCTCAGATCTCAAATTGAATTTAGAACAATATTTAAATCTTAAATCAAAAAACTCTGGAGAAAAAACAATCCAATCCGAGTCATTGGTACTGATTTCTTTTTCAAAGTCTGCTTGGGATTCAAATTTTTCTTTCCAACGCGACTGTCGAGTTAGTGTACTCCAAAATTGTTGCCATTGTTTGGAATCGTTGTAAAGATCCCAGTCCAGTGGTTCCTGATCATGCATGATTACAGCAGGCATTTGCCATTTTTCTCTAAGATTATAATCTTTTAACCAACGTAAATTGGAAATATTTTTACTACCATGTGGATGGAATACATATACACATGCTGGTGCAGGCAACAACCCGTCTACCCAGTTATAAAGATTATCTAAAGGAATACTCATATGAAAAAAATTGGATTTATTGGAATCGGCAAATTGGGTCTTGATTGTGCTGAAGTCATGGCAGAGAAGCATGAAGTCAGGGGATATGATATTTACCCACGTGCCAGCGACTCGGTAAAAGTTTGTGACATTGACGAATTAGTCAACGAAAGTGAGTGGATCTTTATTGCTGTGCCCACTCCACATGCAGAAGGTTATGATGGATCAGTTCCATCAAGCCACATGGAGCCACGAGATTTTGGTCACGACGCTGTGATTGATGCTATCCATAAAGTCAATGCTCATGCTAGATCACCCAAGAAGGTGGTGTTGATTTCCACAGTACTACCGGGCACCACACGCCGCAAGTTCTATCCCTTGCTGGACAAGCAACACCAGTTCCTGTACAACCCATACTTGATTGCCATGGGTTCGGTCAAGTGGGACATGGTCAATCCTGAAATGATCATGATCGGCACAGAAGATGGTGCCTGGAATGGCATCGCTGGCGAACTCAAAGACTTGTATGACACAGTGATGCAAAACAATCCACGTTACGAAATTGGCACCTGGGACGAGTGCGAAAGTGTCAAGATCTTTTATAACACATTCATCTCTGCAAAAGTTGGCTTGGTCAACATGATCCAGGACTTTGCCTTGCGTATTGGCAACATCGACGTTGATGTGGTTACAAATGCTCTGGCACGTAGCACTATGCGTATCATGGGACCTAAGTACATGACTGCAGGCATGGGAGATGCAGGTGCCTGCCATCCACGTGACAACATTGCTCTGCGTTGGTTGGCCAAAGAATACGACATTGGTTATGACCTGTTTGACACAGTGATGCATGCTAGAGAAATTCAAGCAAAGAACCTTGCATTGTTCCTGGTAGATCAAGCCAAACAACGCACCATGAGCATAGTGATTCATGGTAAGGCCTACAAACCGGATGTGCCTTACTGTATCGGATCATACTCTACCTTGGTCGGGCACTACATCAAAGAAGCAGGACATAATGTTAGATATTTAGATCCATTGGCAGATGATCCTACTGAAGTAATTTCAGAATTGGTTGGTCCTGTTGTTATCCTGTGGGCACACAATCGCAAGATCACATATGAATACACAGGTGATCAACCTGACACACTGCCGTACTGTGCTATTCCTCGAGGAAGTGTAATTGTTGATCCCTGGCGCAAACTACCCAATATTGAAGGACTGACTGTGGTCCACTATGGCAACACCCGCAAAAAATAACACTTGGGCTCAAGGACATGCTGAGCCCTGGTGGGGACTGCGCCACCGCGACCTGGCTTATTTCAATGAAGCATTCAATGATCCTGTGAGTCTCAGTGAATGGCGCGGCCTGGGCTACACCCAGAAAAAATTCACAGGTGACATGTATGACATGCGCATGCCCGAACCTGAATGGATGCGCAAGTTTACAGATATTTTTCCGTTTCGAAATCTAAGTTGGAGTGTGTATCGCATGACTCCGGGTTGCGTGTTGCCCATGCACAGCGATACCTATAACCGATTCAAGGAAATATATGCTGTGCCAGACACTGCCACTGTGGTGCGTGTTATTGTGTACCTAGAAGATTGGGCCAGTGGCCACTACTGTGAAATGGCTGGTCGGCCCATTACAGGATGGCGTGCCGGAGATTGGGTGAGTTGGCACGATGACTTCCCTCACCTGGCAGCCAATATGGGCCGAACTGATCGTTATACATTACAACTCACAGGAACCTTATGATATCAAGCGTCAACGAATGGAGTCCATTAAAGAAGATTGTGGTAGGAAGTGCCACCGATGCCAACTGGCCTGTTAATGATCCTGTGTTTGCTAAAGAAGGTGAAAAGACTACCTGGAAAGAAACGCCTGTTCCACGTGGACCTGTCTCACAGCGTATAATCGAAGAAACCAACGAGGACTTGGATGGTCTGGCATGGACCCTGATGAGCCTGGGTGTGGAAGTAGTACGTCCGGATCCACTCAACTTCCAGGTCTACGACGGCATGTACAATTATTGTCCACGTGACCGGCTACTGGTGCATGGTTCAACAGTGATCGATACTGCCATGATGTATCCCTGCAGAGACATGGAACTGCAATGCTATCACGATATTGTCGAAGATGCTGAAGTGATTCACATGCCACGTGGTCAAGGTCTGGTACTGGATGCGGCTAACGTATGTAGACTAGGCGATAGTATGCTGTTTTTGGAGTCAGCAAGTGGCAATCGTGCCGCTTATGATTGGCTATGCGAGCAATTTCCTGATGTGACTATCGAACTGTGTAACTTTTATGCTGGTGTGCATATTGATTCAACTATTGTGCCGCTACGTGAAGGCTTGGTCATGCTCAATGCTAGCCGTGTTAGTTTTGATACTGTACCCAAGGTATTTGATGGTTGGCACAAGATTTGGGTCACGGATGTGGTAGCACAGGACTTTTATAAATATCCTTATGCATCAAAATGGATAGCCATGAATATGTTAGTAGTCGACCCTCACACTGTCATATGCGATCGTAATCAAATTGAATTGATTAAAACTTTAAAAAGTTATCAATTTGAAGTTATTCCTCTTGAACTTAGACACAGTCGCACACTAGGTGGTGGCTTTCATTGTGTCACACTAGACCTGCACCGTGAGTCATGAACATTGCTTGGTTGTTTGCCGAAAACACCCTGCTACCTCCTGCCACAGATGTACAGGCCATAAAGAATGTGGCACCCATATGGGGCTCATGGCGCACACAACGTGGCTATCAAACTGACAATGTAATCTGTTGGGATCCTGAGCAAGCCACGCAACTGGTAGCGCAAGGTTATAATGCTATCTGTAATCTTTTTGTACATCAGTTGGTTTATGACGAACTAGATAAACCAGATGGTGTGCGGGCGTTCGGCGGAGAGTTTGTGCATGAGGTAGACTCACACGATGATGTTGTGGGCATGCATCTAGTGGCCAGCGCCGCAGATGTTATTCTTATGGTGGGATTTGATTTCGCCGAACCAAAAAACCCAACTGAATCCCGAACCAACTATTTGGGTTTAGCCGCACAAGTGGTAAAGGATTACCCAAAACAGCAATGGGTCTTGATTGATCACTCAACCGAATTGGCCAAACCATTTCATGGCCAGGAAAATATCACTTGCGACAAAATGAAAAATGTGTTACAATTACTGATGTTTAACACAACCGAATGACGTATGACTGCTCGAATTGGCTTTTGTTGTAAATGGCTTAATGACCCTAGTGAGTGTGGGGGTATGAAAGTCAATGCTGTGGACCGTGACCTAAACGGCAGATCTACCACCATGCGCTGGTTGCGTGAACATCCTGCAGACGCCGATCAGCGTCAGTGGGACATCATGAACCACAATGCGGCAGCCGCAGTGCGATTGATTGAGCGTGTGGCCACATTACCTGAGGGTCGTAGAATGGTCCGTCTAGGCAGTGAGATGCTACAAGGCTACACTGAGAAAGATTGGATCAACTGGTGGCAACGTACTGAAATTCAAGATCACTGTGCTAAAATATTTGCTCCTGTGGGCGATACTGCTCGGAGGCTTGGCGTTCGGCTATCCTTCCATCCAGGGCAATTTTGTGTGCTGGCAAGTGAAAGTGATGAGATTGTGGAACGATCCATCCTCGAGTTTGAATACCATGCTGACATGGCACGGTGGATGGGCTACGGAGAAACCTGGCATGATCATGGATTCAAGATCAACGTACACTTGTCGGGCAAAGGCGGCCCTGCTAAGTTTTTGCAAACACTCAAGCGATTGAGTCCCGAGGCTCGCAACCTCATAACTATCGAAAATGATGAGATGACAAATGGATTGGACACTACTTTGGCTGTGGCTCAGCATGTGGCTCTTGTGTTGGATGTACATCACCACTGGATCAACTCAGGCGAATACATCTCGCCCACGGACGTTCGCACAAGTAGGGTTATTGACTCTTGGCGTGGTGTTCGTCCTGCAATGCATTTTAGTACTAGTCGCGAGGACGTTTTGGTCGACCATGATCGAACAGTTCGACCAGACCTTGCTGAACTTCTTGCTAGAGGTTATAAAAAGCAGAAACTCCGAGCGCACAGTGACTTCTGTTGGAATCGGGCTGTGAACGACTGGGTCTTGGGCTTTGCTGACGACTTTGACATACAAGTAGAAGCCAAAGGCAAGAACTTGGCTAGTCAGCAGTTGTTTGACCAGTCAAATCTGTAACAAAATTGTAACACAAATTGGCCTAAATAATTGTCTAACCAAGGAGACTTTAGTGAAACAATTATTTGCAATCTTACTAGCGTCAATATCAATCTCAGCATCAGCACAGACCATAACAGGTGCTGGTGCAACATTCCCATACCCTATCTATTCCAAGTGGTCAGAACTTTATAACAAAGAAACTGGCGTAGCACTCAACTATCAATCAATTGGGTCCAGTGGCGGCATTCGTCAAATTGATGCCCGTACAGTCACATTTGGTGCAACTGATGCGCCTGTGCCTGGCGACAAACTAGACAAGAACGGTCAAGTACAGTTTCCCGCTATCATTGGCGGCACAGTTCCTATTGTGAACCTGGATGGATTCAAGCCCGGCGAGTTGCGTATTACAGGTCCTGTAATGGCAGAAGTGTTCTTGGGTGAAATCTCCAAATGGAATGATCCAAAGTTGGCGGCACTTAATCCAGGTAAAAAATTGCCTGACTTAGAAATTACTATTGTGCATCGTGCAGACGGTTCAGGTACTACATTTAACTGGACAGACTACTTGACAGTGGTCAGCACCAAATGGGCCGAAAAAGTAGGCAAAGGCGCCGCAGTTAAATGGCCAGCCGCAACATCAGTGGGCGGCAAAGGCAACGAAGGTGTTGCTGCCAATGTACAACGTGTTAAGGGCTCCATTGGCTATGTTGAATATGCCTATGTTAAAAAGAACAACTTGACTTTCTTGCAGTTGCAAAACAAGTCAGGCAAGTATGTCAGTCCAGATGATCTAACATTTGCTGCCGCGGCAGCCGGTGCTGATTGGTTCTCAGTCTCAGGTATGGGCGTGAGCATTGTGGATCAAAAGGGTGATGCTGTTTGGCCAGTGAGTACAGCCAGTTTTATCATCATGTACAAAGATCCCACAGACAAGAAAGCCAGCCAAGATACGTTGAAGTTCTTTGACTGGGCGTTCAAGAACGGTAAGAAAGCCGCAGAGGAATTGGACTATGTGGCCTTACCAGATAGCCTAACAAAGCAAATTCGCGAGCGAGTCTGGAGCCAGATTAAATAAACAAACCGCACACAACGATAGAGTGTGACCAGAACTCGTAACTGGTACTAAGCACCGCAAGGTGCTTTTTTTTGGGCTAGTTTTAAACTTAGACACGGTAAATACATCAAAAGGGCTGTTTACTGTGTCTATAAAAAAACCTTCCGCTGTTGAGTCAATATACGTTACTACCACTGATATTACTCCTGTTAAAAAACCTTCCGCGGTTAATTCGGCATACGTTACTACTGCTAATACCACTGACATTACTCCTGTTACAAAACCTTCCGCGGTTAATGCACCGCAAGTTATCACCGATACTAATCCGGTTACAAAACCTTCTACGGTTGATTCCCCATATGTTACTCCGGATACTACTCCTACTAGACTTGCTGCCGCACCTGTAGCCGGTGGTGTAATCTCCACTGTAGTTGCCGCTGTCGCTAATACTGTGTCTGCTGATGCTAATACAGATACTAGCACATCCAGCACAGGATCAAATGTTTCTTATTACGCCTCAGGAATCGAGGGCATTGCTGGCCTGGTCAACTATGGCCGAGTGTTTGATGGAGCCAATGTGTATGTTACCCTGGAGCAACAGCAATACAATACCTACAATCAAACAATTGGAATCGGCAACAGTATCAGTGTAACAGGCAATATTACCAGTGGTGGATACTTTATTGGCAATGGTTCACAACTAACAGGATTGGCCGCAACTTATGGCAACGCAAATGTAATCACTTTGTTGTCTAGTTTGGGCAGTAATATCATCAGTGGTACAGGTAACATCACAACCACTGCCAACATCAGTGGCGGTTATATCCTAGGTAACGGCAGTCAATTGAGTGGTATTCCTGCCAGTTATGGCAATGCTAATGTTGTGGCTAACTTGGCGTTGCTAGGTTCAAACCCGGTCAGCACCACAGGTAATGTGACTGCTGGCTACGTGATTGGTAATGGATCCACATTGACCAGTATTGCTGGCGCCAACGTCACAGGCACTGTGGCCAATGCAACCTATGCGGTGTCAGCAGGATCAGCAACCAGTGCAACCACATCTAGTACAGTGACAACTGCGGCACAGTCAAATATAACTTCAGTTGGTATATTAAGCAGTTTAAGTTCTACAGGTAATGTCACAGGTGGCAACATACTAACTGCTGGTATAATAAGTGCCACAGGTAACATTGCTGGCAACGTATTCATTGGTAATGGTTCACAGTTGACTGGTCTACCAGCAACGTATGGCAATGCCAACGTTGTGGCCAATTTAGCAGCCTTGGGTTCAAATCCGGTAAGCACTACAGGCAATGTGACTGGTGGTAATTTATTATTTGGACCGGGCATCATTAGTGGCACCGGCAACATAACTGGTGGCAACTTAGATTTATCTTACATGGGCGGCGCGGCAAAAGGTAATCTTACCGGTGGTAATATATCAGTAACTGGCAACATCACTGGTGGTAACTTGTTAACAGGTGGACTGTTATCAACTGGTGGCAATGTAACTGGTGGAAATATTTTAACAGCCGGAGCCGTGAGTGCCTCCAGTACAATTACTGGTGCCAACTTATCAACAGGTGGAACGGTAAGTGCTACCGGTAATGTCGCAGGTGGCAATATCGTAACTGGTGGACTGATCTCCGCCACAGGCAATATAACTTCAGCCGGTAACATATTAAATCAAGGCTTTGTATCAAGTACTGGCAATGCCATACACGGCAACATCTTAACTGGTGGGCTTGTGAGTGCAACTGGTAATATTACTAGTGGTAATTTGTCAGTAGTAGGAACTATCAATGGTAGCAATATTAATTTAGGATTTAACTTATCGGCAACTGGTACAGTGACTGGTTCAAATTTCAATACTACTGGGCTAATAAGTGCAGGCGGTAATGTCACAGTCGGTAACCTACTAACTGCTGGCATAATATCAGCAACATCAACAATTACAAGTGCCGCCAACGTAACAGGTGGCAACATCTTAACTGCTGGTGTTGTGACTGCCACAGGCAATATTGTCACAGCCGGTAACTTTGTGGGCAACGGTGCCGCATTAACCAATGTCACTGTGAGTGTGGCCGGTAACATCATTGGCACACAGTCAAATGTAACCTTGGTAGCCGGCTCATACAATTGGACATTTAACAACACCGGTAACTTGACTTTGCCCGGCAACACGTTTGCTGTAAACTACGCCAACAACACACAGGTGAATGCGGTCACAAGATTTGAAGGTGCTTGGACTGTGCCCGTGGGCAACAGCACCCAAAGTTTCACTGTGACACCCAGCGAGACCTACTACATGTGGGTTGATTGCAATATCCCCAATGGTATCTTGTCCTGGAACGCCACGGCCTCCGTTACCAACACCAACGTACCTGTTGTGGGTGTTCAGTATGCCTGGGTCTACAACGGTGGTGGAACACCTATTGATTTTACCAGCATACCCAATCAGTTTATAGGCACTGCCAACACCATAGTTCGTAGCAATGTGGCTCCTAGTTCAACTACCAATAGATTTGACTTTGGAATCAACAACACCAGCGGCGCCAGTCAGACGGTGCGTTACGGTTGGATCGCAATCAGTTGATATGATCATACAAGGTGTAACACTGACTGGCGTTGCTGTATATGATGGTGTTGTATCCAGTGGGCTACAATTATATCTTGATGCGGCCAGTTCCTCAAGTTATCCAGGTTCGGGCACCACTTGGTTTGATCTAAGCGGCAACGGCAACGACGTTGCGATGCAGAATTCGGGCAGTATCTCGTACACTGCATCAGGTGGTGGATACTTTACTTTGGCCAGCAACGGCTATTTTAACCGAGCCTCAACCACTGGCATTCCCACAGGCACAAGTGCTTATACATTTAGTGTATGGATACAAAAGGGAGCAAGTTGGGGCGGCAACGGCATGATTGGTGTGGGTAGTTCAACTACTACTAATCAAACCAATCAATTTAGAACTACCAGCACAAATGCGTATGTAAACTATTGGTATGGTAACGATCTAGCCGCAACCAGCACACTTAGTCCTGCATCACAATGGTTTAATGCTGTGGCACAATGGGATGGGACCACTAGAAAAATCTGGGTCAACGGTACACAACTCAGCAGTGCCGGGGCCAGTGGACTCAATGTATCCTCAAGTCTACTACAAGTCGGTGCAACCAATGTTGGCGGTAGTGAACCTTTACAAGGCAACATTGGTCAAGCATTGATCTATAACCGTGCATTAACTTCAACAGAAATTCAACAAAATTACACTGCAACCCGAACAAGGTACGGAGTCTAATAAATACTCCAGCCCAAAGGAATTGCCTATGAGTTGGTTCAGAAGACTCCCACACCGTTATCCGCCTGCAACCCCTGCTCCTGCACCGCATAGAACCAGTCCTGCTAGTGATCTAGCACTAGAACAAGCCAAAAAAATTGGCCCAAGCAGTCATAAAAATGTCAAAAAATCCCGCCCTATAAATAAGGAATGAAACCCACTATAGCCCTGTTCATTTACGATCCCAAGTGTAGTGTACAAAGCGGCAACGGCATTATTCGAGCATTACAATCACACTACAACTTCAAGATATTCGGCAAGAATGAACTGGAAAAAGTTTTCTTTGACGATGTGGACATGATTGCAGTTCCGGGCGGACTGGGTGATGCCAGTAGTTATGAAACTGCATTTAGGTACAATGCTCAGCCAGTACGAGATTTTGTAGCACAGGGTGGTCGATACCTTGGCATCTGTATGGGTGCTTACTGGGCCGGAAGTCACTATCTTGATATACTGCAAGATGCGGATGCTGAACAATACATTTGTCGCCCTGGAACAGACACACGTAGGCCACATGCTAAAAATTTAGATGTGCATTGGAATCATGTTCCTCAAAAAATGTTCTTTTATGATGGCTGTGCCTTGGTAGGCGATACAAACAAATTCCGAACTGTGGCAACCTATGCTAATGGTGATCCCATGGCTATTCAGCAAAACAACATTGGCCTAATAGGATGTCATCCCGAAAGTGAACAGTTCTGGTTCGACAGTTATTCATGGATGCGGGGTCGATATCACGGCGGAGAGCATCACAGGCTCTTACTTGAATTTGTTGATCAAATGTTTGTCACAAAATAGTAACACAGATCTGCCTAAATACTTGCTATGCTAAAAACATACCGCAGTATTTTTATCAGTGACGTACATCTTGGCACAAGAGACTGCAAGGCAGAAGAACTAAACAATTTTTTAAAACATAACTCATGTGATACGCTGTATCTAGTGGGAGACATCATCGATGCGTGGAAGATACAACAAAATAAATTGCGATGGAAACAAAGCCACACCAATGTGGTACGCAGAGTACTTGGACATGCCAAACGTGGCACTAGGGTGGTATACGTAGCCGGTAATCATGACGAATTCCTGCGACCCATGATACCATACGCGGCGTCATTTGGCACTGTGGAAATTTGTAACCAATGCGAACATATAGGTGCAGACGGTCGACATTATCTTGTGGTACACGGCGACTTATTCGATGGCATCACACGATTAGCACCGTGGTTGAGTTTTTTAGGAGACAAGGCATATGATTTTATCTTGGGACTTAATAGTAGATTTAATTGGATCCGCCATCGTATGGGTTTTGGTTATTGGAGTCTTAGCCAGTTTCTTAAGCATAGGGTCAAAAAAGCCATTGACTTCATGTTCCACTTTGAACGGAACCTCGCAACCTACTGTAAGAAAAGAGGATTTGATGGCGTGGTCTGCGGTCACATACACCACGCAGAAATAAAAGAAATTGACGGTGTTACATACATGAACGATGGCGACTGGGTTGAGAGTTGTACAGCCTTAGTTGAACATCATGACGGACGTTGGGAAATTGTAACTTGGACAAAAACACATGACGAAAAAGATACTGATAATAACGGACAACTTACCGGACCAAATTAATGGCGTGGTCACCACTTACAAGAACATCGAGGCTTGTGCGGTACTGGATGGTTATCACGTTGATTATATTGATCCCGGGCGGTTCCGCTACATTAATTGCCCTCGCTACCACGAAGTCAAGATTGCCTATCCCCGGAACTTGGGCGCGAAGATTGAGGAGATTGCTCCGGATTATATCCATATCGCCACAGAGGGTCCTCTTGGTCTGTGGGCTAGAGCATATCTTTCACTGGGCGATATTCGTCACAATACCGCTTATCACACTAAGTTTCCTGAAGGGCTCAAAAAGTTATTTGGAATACCTGAGTCTATTACCTGGCGTTTTGTACGATGGTTTCATAAACATAGTGGCAAGGTTTTAACAACAACCGATTCAATGGTAGCAGAGTTGCAATCGCACGGATTCAATGGCGAGGTAGTTCCTTGGACACGCGGTGTTGACCGTGAAATCTTTACTCCTGCACTTAGAGAAGATGCGCCAGCAAAATATCTCTTATGTGTTAGTCGTGTGAGTAAAGAAAAGAATCTTGAACAATTCCTCGAACTTGACTATCCTGGATATCAAAAGATCATGGTAGGGGATGGACCCATGCTTGACACTTACAAGAAAAAGTATCCTGATGTACACTTTACAGGTTTTAAAACAGGTCGAGATTTAGCACGTTACTATGCCAATGCTGACGTATTTGTGTTCCCAAGCCAGTGGGAAACATTTGGTATTGTGATGATTGAAGCCATGGCCTGCGGAACCCCAGTTGCGGCTTACCCTGTTCAGGGGCCTGAAGATGTCATAGATGAAGGCATTACTGGCTGTATGAATCTTGATCTAAAGCAGGCAGTTACTGATTGTTTATTTTTAAATAGACAGAAAGTATGGGAAGGTAGTCAACGTTGGAGTTGGGAGAGAGCATGGGCAATATTCCGCGACAATCTTACTCCCAATCACCTGTGGACCAATTAAACAAACAAAGGAAAAATATGAAAGAAATCTTACAAACACTTCGCGAGCAACGCTGGGACGACCATCGTTACTATCATCACAGTAGAATCAATCAATTCTTACACTTAATCTCAGCCTCAAGTTTCTTGATTGCTTATGTGTATCTGTTTATTGATCCTGTTGTGAGTGCCTGGATTGCCTGGTTAGTTGCCATGACCACTCGCCAAGCCGGACACTTCTTCTTTGAACCACACGGCTACGATGAATACAACAAGGCCACATTCGAATACAAAGAAAAAATTAAGATTGGTTTCAATCTAAAACGCAAACGAGTATTGTTATCTTGTTGGATAGCAGTTCCTATCTTGGCATTCTTTGATGCTGAGTTGATGAACTTGTTAATACCTGACAATGATCCCATGACATTTGTAAATCGTGTGGGCATGGGATGGTTATGGTTGGGTGCCGCCGGCGTTGTGTTTAGAATGATTCAACTGACTGCATTACAAAGCCGAAAGGTTGCACTGGTCTGGTGTCTAAAGATCATAACTGATCCATTCCATGATGTATGGATCTATCGTAAGAGCCCTATATATCTGATGCAGGGTCAGTTAATAGATCCTGACCTAAGACAAGATTATGCCTGATTGCAAAGACTAGCAAGTCTTGCTTCATTGACAATTTTGTATGTGCTTTAGTTTTAAGCACCGTAGTTTAAATACTTGCTATGAGCAGTATTTTTGAAGAACTAAACGACTTAATAACAGAGAACCCTGTTGGCAAAGTGCTGGGGATCACTCTGCTGGTTCTTGTTTTCTCTGGAGCCATTGCTCTTGGGTTTGCCTATTGGATAACTCACAGACATTGATCATCTTCCCAAATATTTTTTAGGTTCGGCTTCTAATTGTCGTTGACGTTCTGACTTTGGTATGATGCCAGTGCCCAATTGAGGATACTTCTCAATTCTGTCTTGTATCACCAACGCCATCATTAGCCCAACTGAACAGGCAATAACCACAGCCACCACTCCCCATATGGCATTGGCCCACACAGCGTCTATACGTCTTTTTCTACGGACTGCACGAACATGATCTTCTCGCATTTGTCGGGCAATAAGAATTTTTTGTTGCTTACCCATCTTCTCCATCATGTCTTCAACTTCTGAGTGCAATGCACCCAGTTCGGGAGGTGATTGATACACCATTATTTCACGCAGTTCTGTACCCATCTGTTCTAACTGCTTTTTCATCAGCACACGTTGTAAGGCACGTTTGCCTAGACTGGCATCGCCTGAATAAATCTCGTGTTGACTGTGTTTTTCTTCTTCTTCAAAGATGGCCATGCACTTGTAGTAGTTGTCGTAGTATGCGCCAAGATGCTCGCCCAGTTCGGTGTAGATGCCCGCTGTTTCACCGTCGCGTTTGTTTAATTCAATAACACGATTTTTTTCTTTTACAAATTGATTGCGTTGTTCAACAGTAGGTGTTTTGCCTTTTCCTTCGTATGTACCATGGAACTGTTCGTCGAGATCCTTGAGTACAGCCTTGACATCGCCAGCGGCACCCTTGATGTCTTTATAAAGTTGGCAACCTTTTTTGACAGCAGCCACAGCACCATTGGCCAGAGCAAAGAGGGTTATGGGATCCATTACTTGACCTCTTTCTTCAAGCGATACTCGACACAGATCAGTGTTCTGCGGTTGAGGTCACCAATCCAGGCAGTCCTTACACATTCAGCAACACCGTGATTGAGTCGGACTTCTCGTTCTCGGGCAGGTAATTCTTGTGCTACACTGGGCCGATTGCCGCCGTACATGGGACTAGATGACACAATCGCAGAACCACACAGTATTAACAATAATACCAAGATTACAGTTCTATAGATGGCCCCATATTTTTTCATCGTACTCCGTGCCCTTGTTGATCAGGGCTTAAAGTATTTAAAGCAATGTTTGCTTTAGATTAAACAGCGGTTAATTATTTCAGCCAATAAAAAAGCCCCTTGCGGGGCAGTGTTATTTTGCAGGAGTTTTTCGGACTCGGGGTTTCTTGAGCACAACTGGCTTTTCAGCAGGTGCTTTCTTTGCCCGGGTCTTTTTGGGTTTAGCAGGATTGTCTGCGTGTACTGACCACTCTTCAGGTGTCAACGAATGTAACCCAACACAGAACCCAGTTTGACTACGTCCGCAACCACATTTGGTTTGAGTGCTCGGCTTGGCATCCACATGTGCCTTGGGAAACGGCCAATCGCTTGTGGGTGCCTCAACCTTGTAGGGTGCTTCGGGTGCTGACTCTTTTGGTTTGCCCAAAAAGAATTCTTTGATCTTGTTAAACATAATGTTCTCCTTGAAGTATTTATATTCTAGTGATCGCTCACTAGTAAAAACCATTGATTTACAATTATGTTATCATATATAATAGCACATAGGACGCTGGATAGGCCGGGTCCTATAGTAAACTCGCTTTATAGGAGAATCATATGTTTACAGCAGACGCACTCATCGATACAGTTCAAACTGGTAAAAAAACTTTCGTTAACACATTCGTCACAAACGAATCAGTAAAAGACGCAATGATCAAGTTCATTGACGCACAAGCCGATTACACCAAAAAAGCCTCCAAGGTTGGTTTGGACACAGCAACCACGCTCACAAGCGAAGCAATGAAACAAGTGCAAGAAGTGGTTAAATTTGACTATGTCAAAGCCGGACAAGAATTCTTCAAAGCATTCCAGCCAGCAACAGCCAAAAAGTAATACATTAGTATTACCATTTACAAGCCCTGTTAGCACAGGGCTTTGTCTTGACCAATAATGGCTATTCTGCTATACTTGCCACATGAGATACTTAATACCGTTAGTTGTTGTGGTAGCAGGTTGTGCCAATGTGCGGCCACCTGTGGACGTGAGTCTTATTCCCAATGACTGTGCCAATCAATCCGCCATCATCAACTGGCTGGAAGAACAGAGCCGAATTTCCCCTTCAACCTTTTCAGACAAGGACCAATATGCAAGACATCGTGCCTCGATTCGCCAGCGTGTATGGAATATGCGTTACACTTGCAATCTTGTGTAGTGCAGGTTGTTCAACTGTGCAACAAACGCCCATGGGCTTTCAAGACCTAGATCACTTCAAAGTCAATTGCAAGAAAAAAGCAGAACAAATTGCATTCTTACAAAGCATGAGACCCACACGAGATGAAAAATTACTTGCTGGGTTCAGTGTCATGTTGCAACCCTGGAACTATCTTGTGGAGCCTTATGAACACGACAGCAAACGAGCAGTATCAACAGGAAGATCAGAATGGGTAATAAATCAATTGTTAATGGAACTTCGCGACAACTGCTGATTGCAAGTTTGTTGGCACCTGTCATGGCCATGGCCCAACAGTGTGTGATGCAGACCAAAACAGTCACGCAAAGTCAAGTTCAAATTGAAGAGCGCAGTCAGATCACTGCACAGATTGTGCCGGTTCCCGGTGGCGATCAACGATGCATGATCTCCATGCGAGGTCGCGTGGGTGCCACATGGTACACTGGATTTGGTGACTTTGTGTTTGCACGAACAGGCGTTCCTGAACAGGCCTGTGCTTCGGCTCAGCAACGTGCTGAAGCCAGTATTGTGACACAAGCAGGTCCAAAACGAGTGGCAACTGATAACACTTTGATTTGTCGAGAAGACCCCACACTGGATACAATACGTAAAACGGATCCAGGTACAGTGGCCAAATTGGCACAGTACCGCCCACATCCGGATTACCCGCGAGAATTCCACTACAACGGATCACGGTGCCGTTGGTTTTTGGATCCTGCTTGGACCGGACGTGATCTGCGTACAGGACAGGGCATAATTTGTCACTTACAAGAAAACAATTGGGTTGTGGTTGACAAATTTTGACAGATCAGTTATACTACAAACATCGTTAATCACCAAAGAGGTAGATATGAAACTTTCAGTAATCGCTTTAGCACTTGTTGCAGTCATGGGGACAGCACAAGCACAAACACAACCGCATCCTTATGCAATGAATCAAGCACCGGTCTCGGCACCGCCTAGTGCTCCTGCATGGTTCACAAGACTGCCCGAAGACACCGCGGACATGATCTTTTCGGCCGCAGTGGGTTCTAGCGTGGACGAGCAGATGGCCTATGACAAGGCACGTATGCAAGCCGAACGTAAGTTGGTAGAACTCATGAGTTCTAGAGTTCGCTCAAATGTAAAAAGTTACCGCAATGACCGTGGTGATTCAATGCAAGAAAGCACAGAAGTCACAATCAACAAAACAGCCGATGGCGAGTTGATTGGCGCACAACGTGTGGACAGTCAGGCCACATTTGATGGTCGTGTGTATCGTGTTTATGTATTGCTACGTTACCCACTGGCACAGAACAACACCTTGCGTAAAGAGCGTGAAGGTGCGCAGGGCAAGCGTGAAGCAGACTTGAGAGCCGCAAGGGCACAGCAAGACCTTGAGCGTGAGACTCAACGTCAACGTTCGGAAGCAGAGGCCGCAGATCGTAGATTGAAAGAGGAAATCGGACCACGCTCTGATGCTCCAGCACCGGCCTCAACAGTCAACACCACTGAAGGTCCTGTGAAGTTACTGGATGTGGACAATGCTGAGTACCGGCAAAAACGCACAGAAGCACTGGCCAAACCCGGCGCAGTGATTGGACAAACAGTCGTCAGATAATAACCTATAAATAACAGCGGTCTTCGGACCGCTTTCTTTCTTTATGACCATGCCCACACAAGAAACTATTCAAACGGAACAAAATCATTCACAGTCCCTGGCCGACAATGGCATGTATGTTTTCATGGGTGACGTGGATGACGAAAACATCAAGCCAGTAGTGGAATGGGTTTTGTACGAAAACTATGTGACCAAGAAAAAGAAAAAGGAACTGTTACTAATGATCTGCTCCGGTGGAGGAGACATGGGCGCGGCCTTTGCCCTGATTGACGTCATGATGAGTTCGCAGATTCCAATTAAAACTGTGGGTCTTGGTACTATTGCATCAGCAGGCTTGCTGATCTTTATATCCGGCACTCATGGACGCAGAATACTCACACCCAACACCAGTATTCTAAGTCATCAGTTTTCGTGGTACAATGAAGGCAAAGTGCATGAGTTGTTTGCCACAATGAAAGAGTTTGAACTCACACAGGCTCGAATGTTGGCACACTATGAATTGTGTACTGGTCTGGGTAGAGAAGAGATACGCACGAACCTGTTGCCAGCACAGGATGTTTGGCTGAGTGCATCGGAAGCCCTGGCTCTGGGCGTGTGCGATGATATCAGCGTTTTAAATAGGTCTTAACCGCCACGTGCGCTTCGGCGTGTGACATTGGCACCACCGAAGCCTTTGGTGTTTGCTTTGGGACCTTGCTTTTTAGGTGCCTTGCCCAGGCCAGGATGCAGTTCCTGGTTTTTCTTTTTGGCATCGTTGGCCATGTTGATAAATGGATTGGAACTTTTCTTTGGTTCTGTCATAACAACTCCTTAGCGTTTTCTTACATTTCGACCCAGCACATCCTTGGTCATTCGCGGTGCTTGAGTTTGTCTGGCTGCCTTGGCGCCAGGACCAGTCAAGCGTTTTTTGTCAGTTTCTGCATCCAAGGTGTCGGCACTGACTCCAGGTCCCATATAGTCCACAAGTTCCCCGGCGTTGTTATCACCAGGTGCGTCGGTAGTGGCAGTCTTTTCAACGTTGTCTATAGCCCGGGGTTCTTTGTTGATATTGAATACTAGTTTGCCGCCCGAACTGGCAGTTGAACTGTAACTCTTTTGTGCTTCTAGTGTGACTTGAGTAAACAACTTGCTGGGCCATATGGTTCTAAATCCTTGGATAACAAATTCGCCATCTTTGGTCTTGGAAGCATCGGTGTACATTTGCACAAAGGCCGAGTGGTTAAGGATGTCAGCGGCTGCCTCAGAGAAGTTGGTTTTCAAGTTGATTTCATTACAAACTTTATACGCAATAGAACTCACCAAGTGATTGAGAGGAACTATCTTGCTGGGATCTTCTGCATTGCGATCTTGATACAGTTGTTTGAGATTTTTTGATAACTTGGTTTTTTTGATGTCAAAGTCAGGATCGCCAGCCGATTGTTTGAGACTCATCACTTGAGATATTTCATCCGGAGTAATAATTTCCAACTGCACAGCCAAGTTTAACGGACCAGAGTTGTGGTCGCCTCGGTCAATTGTGTTAAGGATCTCAACAACTTCGGGATAATTCTGAGCAAACTCGGGCATGCCAGCGGCTTCAAGTTCACGTAAAGCAACCAACAAGTTCACACTACTGGCCATGGCACCTTTGGCACCCTTGCTTGACAGTTTGATTTGCTTGCCTTCGGGACTGACCAACAATGAGTCGTATAACTCGCCACTCACATTGGTATTAAAACTAACGGTACAATCTGCAAACCCGTTTTGGCCCATGAACAATGCGGCTGCCTCGCCGGCATTGCCTTGAACCTCACCTCCGTTGATTAACACACAGGGCTGGAGCATTTCACAAAAGTAATCACGGAAACCTTTGAAGTCCATGCCTTCACCATCTACTGCTACAGGGAATGTGGGCGAGTTCATGATGGTTGCGGCGGCCCGATATTCAGGACTTTCTGTAGTGAACTTTGCACCAATCTGTGCCAAGATACTCTTGGGGGTTTGTTTCTTGAAATTGGTCAGCACATCGCTGGGTTTGTAACCGGCTTTTTCTTTGCTACCGCGAGCATCAGTTTGGCCAAAGCCACCAGGTATGTCTTTGGTCTGGAAAAATGTATTCTGTGTTCTTACAGGTTTGATATCTCGAGTGAACTTTGCTAGATATCTAGTGCCCACGGCGGTGTCAAATGCCGCGATACCAAATGCTCTCATGCTGGCATTGGGCTGATTGACTTTTTCAATTGGATGACCAGCGGCTTTTTCCACATCCATCCAAGCATCCATAAAATCATGTGCATTTGCGTAACTGCCAACTTCGGGGTAAAATGTCAAGGATTTAAACACAATTTTATCATCAACTGTTTCTCCCCGGGAATATATTTCACCGGGTTTACGGGCACTGAGTCCACGGCTTTCCACAATTGAATCTAATAGGTTGATTAAATCTCTCATGCATTACTTATCTCTGCAATAAGTAAACCACAATGAATGTCACAATACCCATAGAAGTCAGCGGCGATATATGGTACAACGAAATAGAAGTACGACAACAGTTAAGAGAATTGCCCAGCGACGCCAAAATCACATTAGATTTATGCAGTGAAGGGCCCAGTCTACATCGCCTGGGCATAATGTCTGTAGTAGATGATTGGTTGACCCAACACAACTTGCCGCCCAATGCTGTTACAATCACACGATGGAGCAACGGCGGAGAATCTGTTGGTTATAAAAAATCCAGATGTAGTTATCCTAGTCATTTTTGGCATTATGCAAGAAACTATCAACTGCCACCTGAACAAAATTTCAGCGGAGTAAAGGAATATTTGTTTGGCTTGTTTTTGGGACGAGCCACAGTTCATCGTAATGTAATTTTATATCAAGTTCAACAACAATGGACCAATCAATTTTTGATCAGTCGACTCACCGCACTTACTCCTGAAGGTACTCCAGTGCCTGAGCCCTGGAACATACGTAACTTTAAAGGCTGGCGCTTGCTAGAGACACTAGCAGATTGGGCACCAGACAATCAGCAGAATATTATTGATTGGTTTGCCACACAAAAATTCTTAAGCCTGGATGGTAGAACTGTTCGAGATCAATATGGGGATCCGGGCAATCATTTGGTACATAACCGAAGTATGTTAGAACATTATCATAAGTTTAATATAGAACTTGTGTGTGAAAGTTATACTCTAGGACAGACATTTTTCCCCACAGAAAAAACAGCAAGGCCTATTGCAGGAACACGGCCTTGGATCATCTACGCCGCACCAGGATATATTCAACAATTGAAACGCATGGGCTTTTGCAGTTTTGATTCTATATGGGATGAATCTTACGATCAATTGGAAGGGCCTGCTAGATGGACAGCAATGAAAACAGTTATTCAGCAACTGATTGAGTTGGATAACAACGCACTAAATTCAGTATTAGAACAAGCACATGCAATTGCTTTGCAAAATCGTCTGCATTTTGAAGTTTTATTCCCATGATAATCAAAACATTTGATCAAGGATGGGGACAACAATATCCTCTCAAACAATATGAACAAGAGATTGTTGCCAGTCTCATAATACCATTTGCAGAGAGCAGCCAACGAATAGTTATGATCAACAGCGTTTGGTACACTAACGAAATGCACGAACAAGTAATCTCCTGGTTACGCAATAACACCTGGGATCAAATAGTACTTGTGGCTATGTTGGATGCCGCTATTCCCTATCCTGATCGATACGCAGAGTTTGGCCGACCGGTAACAGGTATTGGTTACTACCCAGGGGCAGGACAAGTGGACTTTTGTGCTTTGTTTGTTGATCATTTTTTACACGCACCTGATCAACCACTACTGCTAGAGGCTGGCACAATTGACACAGCCTACATGTGCTTGAATCGAAAACCGCACTGGCACAGAAGACGACTGTTCAATAGACTGGATACCTTGGGAATTGTGAGCAAGGGTATTGTGAGCATGGGTGGCGAGGGTCAGGCTGTGGTGACTTTAATACAGGATAGAGAACATGATACTCTTGCACCCAATGCCACACGAAATCACTATGGTGTTCCCAACGACATTGTGAGTCTTGGACATCTAGGAAACTGGCGCAGACATTTGGTCAACGTGGTTACTGAAACGTTTTATGATATTAATCAAACCGGTTTTGTGAGTGAAAAAATCTACAAACCCATTGTGGGTTGCAGACCTTTTTTGATTTATGATCCTGATGGCGGCACACGTTGGTTACATGATCGTGGATTTGAAACCTACACACAGGACTTTCAAGATATTTCAGATCTGGATCTTGCAGAACCACATAACCTTCCTGAATTTCTAAAGGTACTATGTGGGCAAACTCCTGCATACTGGCAAAAGAAATTTGTTGACTTACAGGAAAAAATCCTATACAATAAGGATCATTTTGCTGATTATGTTAGTCAGCAACAATCTATAGTTAAACAAGGAATATCATGCCCCATTTAGTACCTATTGTGCTTGAACAAACCGCCAAAGGCGAACGCAGTTATGACATCTACAGTCGCCTGTTAAAAGACCGTGTGATCATGCTGGACACAGAAGTTAGTGAACACACGGCCAGTTTGTTGGTAGCACAGATGTTGTTCTTGGAATCAGAAAATCCTGACAAAGATATCTCCCTGTACATTAACTCACCAGGCGGAAGTGTCACAGCAGGCATGGCAATTTATGACACCATGCAGTTTATCCGGTGTGATGTGCAGACCATTGTGATGGGGCAAGCCTGCTCCATGGGATCACTATTGGCCATGGCCGGTGCCGCAGGCAAGCGCATGATCCTGCCCAATGCTCGACACATGATTCATCAACCCTCGGGTGGCGCACATGGACAAGCCACAGACATTCAAATTCAAGCAAGAGAAATCCAAAAAATGAAAGAGTATCTAACTAACATCTATGTCCGGCACAATACCGCAGGAAAAAGTTACCAAGAACTAAGCGCAGATATGGAACGTGATTTCTTTATGTCAGCACAAGAGGCTGTGGACTATGGCCTAGCCGACAAGATCATTAACAAAAGGATATAATATTGTTCTTTACTCTATCTCTTGATAAAGATTTAAGATTACCTAATCACGCAATCATTGGCAATTGGTGTTTCAGTTACGATGATGGGTGGGCTAAAACAAGCAATGGATGGTTTAAAGGTTACAACCAACCCAAAATTAATCATGGCAACTATGTTGAGATCGTAAAAGATAAATCAGATATCAGTATTGTTCATGACCAGTATCGCTCTTTTCCACTGTGGTGGAATGAATCCACTGTTACACTTACAAATTTACTAGGCAATGGAAAAGTTATATGCGCTGATGACCTGGTGATGTTGACTCCTGATCACAACATCAAATATGCCAAACAAGATGTCATTGGTGCAATTTCTGAAAATACTATATCTTTAGATCAAGCAGTAGAAAAAATAGAACAAAATCTTTTAAGTAAAACAATAGATTTAGCCATAAGTTATAGTTCTTTACCAAAAAAATTGTTTGTGTCGGGTGGTGTAGATACCTTGCTGTTGTATGCGTTGATCAAACAACAAGATTTGCCGGTTGATGTAATTAACTATGAACACATAGAATATGATTGGTTTTTAAACAATAATTTCAAAGAAATTAAATCCCAACATTGGACCTACAATCAAATACATCATTGGAAAGACAAGACCATGCTGATAACAGGTTCTTGCGGCGATGAATATTTATTTCGAGGTCCAAACACAATTGCATTATGGGCGGCCTGGCACGACATTGACATTGAAAAATACATCAAGAAACACAATTATTATCATACAAATTATTTTTTAAAAGAAAAAAATATCAGTGTGTTTCAAAAGTTTTACAAAAATAAAAAACAAATACAAGAACAGTTTGTTACAAAGGTTGATCTAGTGCAACAAATACTTGATATTCTCGTCAATGACCATCAACACTGGCACATCGGTAATACTCTTACCTGGACTCCGTTTAAAGATTTGGAACTAATTAAAATTGTTTTGCAACTGTCAGTTGATGACTTAATGAAACAAATATTAGATGCCAAAATCAATAAAATGATAATGGAAAGGTTGTACCCCCAAAGTTTAATTTATCTTAGCAATTCAAAAAATCATAAACCAAGAGAAAATTTGCATCTGTTAAAATAAGTTAAGGATGTACTTCCCAGCCTTCACGTGCCCAACGAAACAATGTTACGAGAGCGTCGATCATGTTAGTACATTCCGTGGCCGCGACGCTTGGACATCTGGTAGCGATGCTCGCCTACAACTTCAAGAAAATACCAAATTGCGTTTAGAACTTTTTTCATACAAAATTTCTTTCATGATTTTTATCGTACTGGCGTGACCAGTACTCTACGTCTGATGCACTGGTTATGCATTTGGTGCTTAAATACTGTTCCAAGCGAGATTGGTAATTTTGCTTGGGGAACATCTCAGCAAGACGTTCTACTAATTGAATAAACATTTGTGACATTTATTTTTCTCCTTCTCAGTATTTACCACAAGTGACTAGTGGTTTCTACTAATATAATCAAGATTAGTACTCAAGTACTAATTTTGGGGTTTGACCAAAAAATTCTGATCTGTTAAAATGCAGTACAAGATTAAACTTTTGGAGAAAATTTTGTCTAAATTTTGGTGTTTATTAATTTGCCTAGCACTTGCGGCCTGCGGCGGAGGTGGAGGAGGGGGCAGTAGCGATTCTTCTAGTACTCCAGCCACCGGTAATTCGGTTAATTTTGTTCGTACAGTAACACCTAACGACAATGTGGTCAAGAATTTAGCAGTAGGTGACCTAAACGGTGATGGTTTAGATGATGTGGTCATTGGCGGCTGGAACGGCACAGGTACTGCTTATCTTTATGTACTAATACAAAATGCCAATGGCACACTAACAGACAAAACTTTGCAACTGTTGAGCAACAATGTCTATGGGGGTAGTCAGCACATATTCATTGAAGATTTTGATAATGATGGCTACAAAGATATTTTCCTCCCAGGGTTTGATGACTGTTCAAGTTGTCTAACCAAAAGCATAGTATACTGGGGTTCAGCCGCGGGCACATTTACCAAACAAACATTACCCGATCAGATATCTGCACACGGAGCCTGCGTGGCCGACGTTAACAACGACGGCACCTTGGATGTGTTAGTGTCAGGATATCAAACTGGTGGACTCTATGTAAATCAAGGTTCTAGATCTTTTGTGCTCAACAAGACGTTGTTGGTCAATAACGCATTTAGCACCTGTAGTGTGATCCGCGACGGCACCAGTGGAAATATTGCTGTGCTACTGGGCAACAATAACCAAGTGTTAGGCCATCCTTCCAATATCAATGTATACGATAGCAATCTAAATCTGCTAAGTCAACAAGGGGTGTCTGGGCAAGATGCCACGGCTTTTGATCTTGTGATGAGTACCACAGCAGATGTCAATGGCGATGGCTACAAAGATTTAATATTGGTATTTAATCCATTGGCACCAAGTTCTCCGGGGAGGAAGGAAATATGGTTGAATTCAGGCAACAATACTTGGAGTTACAGCACAACAGTTGATTCGATTTATCACAATCAATATGACATAACATACGTGGCCAATGGATCCAATTACTTGTATTATTTTTCCGGCGCCTGGAATGGGTCCGGTTTGTATCGCTTGGTCAACGGTGCGTTTGAAACATACAAACATACCAGTTTTACATCAATGCTCAACAGTATTGGTGCCAGCATTGATATTGGCACCATTTACCAGGGCAACGGAACAGTTTACATGATGCAGATGGTTGGCGGATCCATATATACACGAGCACTTTGACTGTGACACAAACATGTGTTATAATGCACTATCGGTTTAACAAAGGAATTGACATGAACAATTGGGACAAAGGAAATTTAGATTTTATCTTGAACAGTTCGGACGCAGATATGGAGGACTTTTTATCCTGGGCATCTGATGAAGATCTAAGATATGCACTAGAATTGATTCATGCGGCTAAATCTGAATTGGCTGTGCAAGAAATAGAACTACTAGAAGCAGATGCTGATGAGGACTTGTCACAAGCGCAGGCAGTGCTAGAACGATTCCGTTTGTGAAAATACGACTGATTGGTAAACGCAACAACTTGGGTATTGGTACCCATTTTGCCAATTTTGCAGACGCACTGCGGCGTGTGAGCCATTGGGGTGCCTGTGTTGAAGAGTTTGACTGTGAAGATCCGCAGAGACTAGAAGCAGAAGCCAAACTTAGCAAGCCAGGTGATATCAACATCTGTTTTGTGAGCATACCCCTACAAGATCATTTCAAAGGCACCAACATTCAATGGGTGGTGTTTGAAAGTACTAGAGTACCGCCCACAGTAATGAGTACCATGCTCACAGCGGATCAAGTTTGGGTTCCTAGTGAATGGGGCAGATCAGTGCTGGTTGCTAATGGCCTGGATCCTGCACGTTGTGAGGTAGTGCCAGAAGGAGTGGACACAGATCAATACCACCCTTATGCACCTCGAGTCGACAATCCAATTCTAACTTATTTGATCACTGGCAAGTACGAACTAAGAAAAAGTATCATTGAAACAGTGTATGCCTGGGCACAAGAGTTCGGCAACGATCCCGAGGTTGAACTTGTGGTCAAAACCAATCACTTTATGAATCAAGAAGACAAGTACAACGAAATCACCAGGTGGCTTGGACAGATGGGTCTGACCAATGTGCGTGTGATGTGGGGATCTATCACAGCCAACGACATGGCTGACCTGTACCAACAAAGTCACATATTTGTTTTGCCTTCTAAAGGTGAAGGTTGGGGCCTGCCGCTAATTGAAGCCGCGGCAGTGGGCTTGCCTATTATCACCACTTGGTACAGTGCTCATACAGAATTTTTACAACACATTCAATCCAGTGTGATCTCAGTGGCGTTTGACATGATTCCGGTGAACTGTCAAGAATATCAGTTCTTTTATCCTGCACCGGACGGTGACTGGGGCAAATGGGCTCAACCTAGCATTGACAGCCTCAGGCAAGCACTAAGAGAAGCCCGCAAGAATTATGAGCATCTGCATCAAGAAGCCGTTATAAACAGCCACATTATACGTAAGGATTTTTCCTGGGCACAAAGTGCAGATCGTGCCCTGCAAATCTTGCAAAAACACGGTTTTCTAAAGTAATACTAGAGTACTACTTTTTGATCGGTTGACCAATAATTGCCCATTTGCTATAATATACGCATAGACAGCAAAAAGGAGCCCAAATGCGACACGTATCAGGTTTTAGTAATAGCACAAAAATTCGCTATATCGTTAACGGTTTTGGCATGTACGGAACTGTAAACGACATCTATACAAAAACAGCCACAGTCACGCATGGCAAAGCACTGCGCCTTGCAATACAAAAATTGGCTTACGATCGCAGACACAGTAGTTTCTCAGGTGAAGGTCGTCCGGTGGGTGTTGGTATCACCTACGAAGGCATTGACGTTCAAATCACATTAATGGCCAACTAATTTGGTTGACCAATATTTCCCAATTTGCTATAATATGCACATAGTTTGAAATAAAGGAGCCCCAGATGAGTCATAGTTATTATGTTGTTAGTAAAGGTTCGGGTGTTATTGTCAACGACGGCCCGAACAAAAATCGTGCATACAAAACTTTTGGCGCGGCAATGGCTACCCGTACTCGTCTTTGCCGCAAAGGTGGTTGGAACATTAGCGAACTTAGCATTATTGCTACTAGCCACTACCGACCACGCATGGTCACCCGCACTAACTTAATGACCGGACAAGAATTTGAGGAAGATGTTAACACCCCAAATTGTTGCTCACCCTCATCAGAAACTTTTTGGAGCATGTGATGAGTGAGCCAGTTTGGATTATTAGTTGGACACAGAATTATCCCAACTGGGAACCTGTTGAATTACCTATTACCAACTTTGCACAAGCCCGCGAAGTGTTAGCAAGGATCATGTCCTTATGAAATGGTTTGCAGAAACAACTGTATTTGCAGGCGCACTCTCGCCCAATCATGTTTACCTGCTGGACGACAGCAAGAGTAAAATGTTTGCCTACAAGCCTTTTGGGCAGGGCAAGATTCAAATTTTTAAAAACCCCATACGCATCGACGTTCGCGGACGCAAGTTCCAAGTCAATGACGTGCAATTTAAAACTTCAGTAGAACCCGAAGTCCCTGAAGGACGTGTGATTGAAGTTAAGGGTAGCAAAGGTGACGTATACAAAGTAATCGAACTCAATGGCAACTATTCTTGTACTTGCTCAGGATTTAAGTTCCGCGGCGACTGTAAACACATCAAGAGCGTGGCATGAAGTTTCCTTTTAAGAATTCGCCAGAGTGGTTTACCAACTACGTGACTGAAACTTATGTGGACGAGTTCCACCAAAAAGTAAAAGATGTCAACTGGGACCAAACAGATCGCATTGCATTGTTAGATGCGGCTGTGGAGTTCTTTACCGAAAAAGGTTTTAGGGTTTACTGCTACAATAGAGAACTTTGGTTTGACTTGGACGAGACCCAAGAAACCACAATGCTGGCCCTACAGTGGTCCTAACTTACTTGTAAATGTAGTTGATGGTATCTGAATTTTCTCTATAGATACCTGCACCATTCTTCAAATGAAAGCGCCGAGCCATTTCTGTTTTAGGGCTTAGTGTAACATAAGTGTCAATGCTAGGAAACTCTTCCTTAATTGACTGTTGAGTCTTCACAATCAACTCACGCCCAGCCCCTGCTGTGTAACTCCAAATAGTGTAAAATACTGCGGTAGTAGCACTACCCACCAACTCGGCCAGGTCGTCTACTGCGGCTGGAATGGCTTGCAAGAACTTAACACAGGTCACTGCTTGGGTTTGATCCCCATCCTTCAACATGTAGATTCTGCTGTTCTCGTTTACCCGTTTGGTCATGGGAATTTCGGGACGTACAGGGTCATCCTTGATCAGGGTTTCTAAGTCTTCAGTAATGGTGGTAATGGTGTGTAACATAATCTACGCCGTTAATGTTTATGCAAAGGTATTTATCACAACCTTTGTTACACTAAAATTACAGAAGTTTAGGTGTGGAGTTCTCGGTATCGAGCCATGGCTCTTGCTCGAGCCACTGCCAGTCTCACAGTCACGTAATCCGAGACCTCGTCATCCACCGGGTCGGTTGGTGGTGTGACCTTGGGCCTGCGTGTGCTACTGCTACACAGAAAATCATCATCCGGTGCATCATAAGGATCGGTACCTTGCAACCGAATGGCAGTGAATCTGTGAGGATTACTGCGCAAAAGTTTGATTCTTGGCACTCGCGGACGGGCTGAATGATCGGTGCTCACGTGAACAGGCACCTGGGCCCAAGCGGTGACGGATACCATGGCGACAATGATCAAGATTTGTTTCATGTATATATAACGCCTTGACCCTGGTTTACGCTGACAAAAAAAGGCTCCGAAGAGCCTTTTAAGTAAACTTCCTATACCTTTTACATTCCTGTATCTGGCGGAAGTTGTTGGGATTTTTTATCCAGATCACCAAAGTCGTAGTGACCAACACCCCATATTAGAACCGCTGATACAATATAAAACAATGTTGCTAAAATATCATGTCCTGCGGCATTCAACGCATTTCCGATAGTACCACCTGTTAGTAAATCTGTAAAACCAACCAATGGGATAATATTAAAAAGACCGGTTAATACCTTAGTCTTTAAACTAGAGCCTGTCCCAAAAAATGTGCCTGCTTCTTCAGCAACCGGTTGTCCACCTTTTGCAAGTGGTGCTAAATCTTGTTGTGTGATACCAATAGCCGACATAAACTTATTCTTATCACCACCTGATTGGTCATATGCTTGTTTCAACCCTTGCATTGTTTGTGGGTCTAACTTTCCCATCAATGCATTGGCTGCTTTTTTGATATAAGGATTTAACATATCCATAATACCTTCATCAAGTTGAACTCGGGGTTGTTCTGCTTCCTTGATAATGTCAATATAGTTTCTTAAAAAATCTGTGCTCATAACATCTCCAAATGATTACTTTTATTTACCTTATGTGCAAGTTTAGGCAAATGTCTTGTCAAAAACGCTTGATCTTATCAGCAAGATGCCTTATACTTGTTGAATGCTGTACGCAACGGCTATTTTACATGAAAGGTAATTTATATGCGTTTTAATCCAGAAACTAAGACTTTTAAAGTTTTCACCGCTTTACACAATGGCGAGACATTGACTCCTGCTGAAGCCAAGAAGCGTTTTGGCGTGGGCAACTTGAGTGCTGAAGTGTCACGTATCCGTCAAAACGGATTTGCTGTGTATTCTAACACACGCAAGGCCGGCAACGGTGTTCGCGTAACTGAATACGCAATTGGCAAGCCAAGCCGCAAAATCATTGCAGCCGGCTACAAAGCAATGGCAATGGGCTTGGTCTAATTTAGACACGCTGTCCAATTCAGACTGGACACTTGAACAAAACCCTACCCCCGGTAGGGTTTTTTCTTGACCGAAAACTCTAAATCCTGTATAATAATTGTATGCTTAAAAAACTCTTTGAACGTTTGGGTCGGTATCGTGTAATTATGGACCGTGTGGACAATGAACCTTACTTGGAACGCTACTATGTGTTTCTTCGAGATAGAAACCGATTCCCATTCAATATCTTTGTACACAAGTTTTTGAAATCGGATCCGGATGAGGTTCATGATCATCCTTGGCCCTACTTTACCGTGATCTTGCGTGGCGGTTACTGGGAGTGGGTTCCGCACTTTGATTTACGTGGTCAAAAGATTTGCGAAATACAAAAATGGCGTGGTGCCGGACATTTCCGTTTTAATCGAGCCACCAGTTACCACCGTATTGAACTAGATCCTGATATCACCTGTTGGACCTTGTTCTGTCCCGGTCCCAAACAACGTGATTGGGGATTTTTAGTTAAGAATAAATGGGTGCAATGGGAACAATACCTAGCCGCCCGCTCAAGTAAATAAATGCAAGGAAAAGAGATTATGAACTTGGAAACTATCATTACTGCCATGTTTACCGGAGTAGGATTTGGTGTTATATTATTTTTGCTATTTGTTTGGATAATATCTCGCAGACTCCAGTTTCGAGTTGATTCGGAACTGTCAGGTATCATGGAAAAGTTGGCCCAGGACCGGCTGATAGCACTCACAGTAGAGGTTGACCAAAACCAATATTTCTGCTATAATGCTATTACTAAAGATTTTGTATGCCAGGGTTACAGTTTAAAAGAAATTGTAGAACGATTTCGTTTGCGTTATCCCAACAAGGCTGCCGCCATATACGACGGCGACGAAACAGCAGTAAAGACACTTAAATCTCAAATGGAAGACTTGGATGAAAATCTCACTTGTTAGCGATGTGCATTTAGAATTTGGAGACTTGGACTTTGATAATGATCAAGGTGCTGAAGTCCTGATTCTCTCTGGCGACATTTGCGTGGCCCATGATATCACACAACGTGATCCATACGGCGTGATGGGCCCAGAATATCGTAGCAATCGCTTTCATGATTTCTTTCAACGCTGTCATGCAAGATTCCCACATGTGATTTACATTGTGGGCAATCACGAATACTACCATGGTGACTTTGGCACTGCTCTTGCACATCTAAAGGATGTGCTGGGCTACTTGCCCAATTTGCACATTCTAGAAAAAGAGTCAATCACTATCGGCGATGTCACATTCTTGTGTGGTACTCTATGGACCGATATGAATCAGGAAGATCCAGACACCTTGTATCGCATTCGCAGTTACATGAATGACTTTAGAATCATCCGGGACAGTCGCTATCCTGTGCATTACAAGGACAGCGAAGGCAAACACCACACACGTGAGGGCCGATTCAGTCCCGAAATCAGTGTGGAAGAACACCGGGCCATGGTGAAGTTTGTAAAGGAGTCAGTTGACGCTGACCCCACTGCTCGGTATGTGGTTGTTGGTCATCACTCGCCTAGCAGATCAAGTACTCACCCACAGTATGCAGATCAAACCATGGTGAATGGTGCTTACAGTAGCGACTTGGATCAGTTTATCCTTGATCGCCCACAAATCAAATTGTGGACACATGGACACACTCATCATGAGTTTGACTACATGATTGGCTCGTGCCGTGTGGTGTGTAACCCACGTGGTTATGATGGATATGAACAACAGGCAGAACAATGGCAACTAAAAACAGTGGATATCTAAAATGGTTGCGTTACAGTGGTGTCAGCATCATTGTAACGCTTAACCCACTGCATTGGCGCTGGGTGCCACAAGCACGTTGCGAACGCAATACTGAGTGGCCCAGTCCCAATGAGGTCACATACATGGCAAGTTGGTTGTTTTTGACCATACGTGGTTGGGTTGACAATGGAGATTGGTAGTGCGAGATCTAGTGTCATACATAGTTTATGCCATACTCATGGTATTGCTGTATATCAACACCTCTGTAGTAGGTGAAGATCGTGAACGTGCGGCATTGGATCGGGTACGCAACTCAAGTGGATACTTAATACGATATGAACAAACAGACTAAACAACTAGCAGAACAGGCAGGATTTGTCCTGGATGAATTACCAGACACGGTTCTACAGCCATTGGAAACATTTGCTGACCTATTGCGAGCCGCTAACACTCGTGAAGTGATTGCATTGTGTGCCAACACCATTAACCGCAACCTTAACGAACAACAACAAAAAACAAAACGTCGTTGGGATATAGTAGAAGCCGTGGTAATCGTAACAGCATTGGTAGCCTGGGGTGCCTGGTGGTACACTCAATTACACACATAAAGGACCGGATATGAAAATTTATATTGGCAAACCTCGAGATCACTGGATCTCACCTTACACCATATTGGATTACATGTTCTTTTGGACTGACTGGAGCAAGTGCAGTCGCGACCGCCGCATTCGCACTCTTGAAGAAGAACGCAATTACGTGGAACATCCTGAGTGGGTAGAACGCTGGAGTGATCGACTGGAACCTGTCAGCCATGCTATTCGGTGGATCTTGGATCGTGTGCATCCGGCCATCAACTATGTAAAGATTGATCGTTGGGATACCTGGAGCATGGATCATACCTTGAGTCCCATCATCTTGCCCATGCTCAAGCAACTGAAAACAACTCAGCACGGTGCAGGATTTGTTGACGATGAGGACGTTCCTGAAGAACTAAAAAGTACCAGCGCACCCGCCAAAGAAAACGAGTGGGACACTGATGCCAATCACTTTGCTCGTTGGGAATATGTGCTGGATGAAATGATCTTTGCATTTACTTGCAAAACAGATGACTCCTGGGAAGATGAGTTCCGTTCAGGCGAGATCGACATGCTGTGGGTACCAGTAGACAAAGATGGCAACGAGGTACCCAAGGGAGAACACAAGTTCTCTGAAATGAGACGTGGTCCCAACGACACATACAAGTGCGATTATGAAGGCATGCGAGTGGTTGAAGCACGTATACAAAACGGCTTCCGCTTGTTTGGCAAGTATTATCAGAATCTCTGGGACTGATGGAAGAATCCAACTCCGCCAAAGGCCGGGACAGTTTTGATGTTGCAACCGGCAATACCTTGGTGCATTTTTTTAATCGTAATGTAACACCTTACGCCACCAGCACACTAGGACCCAAGTTTGATCTAATACCTGTTGAAAAACAAAAAGATCTCATGATCAATCATGCCAGGATGTATGCCCAGCAAGAATATGATCGTATCATGGAAATGGTCACAGTTCTACAACGACAGGCAGATGACATTAGACGCAGACTAGAAGTAACTGACGCAGTATATGCCGCAGAATACAATTTTCAGATTGTCATGGGCAACTGCTATTGGTTGGTTTGGCACAAGAGGTATGAAAAAACTCTGTTGGTACATAGCGGTCCTGATGACTGGAATACCGGAGTGCCGGAGGATTATGAATACATGACGCAGGTCAAGTACATGGGTGACCATACTTGGCAAGAAGTTGACTCCAAATTATAAATGTGTTACAATACGATATGACTACTATAACTGTTGAAGGTGCCGATCGAGCAATTGATGCGGGCATATGGCTTAATGAACAATGTATAGACTATCAAATTGATATGGAGCAAGTTTGGACTAAGACCGAGCCTCGATATCAATTTCAATTTTCTAACACTAAAGACGCAACACACTTTGCATTACGATGGCGATAAGGTATGTTCGAGCATGAACTACGCATAGAACATGCCAGTCCCGACGACGGCATACGTTGGAGCCATGAATTGCAATGGTCCGGATTGATTCAGGGTCAAGACTATGTATGGCAGTACGTGCCGGCCTGGGATGACAACTTTGGATCACACACATCGCCTCGAGCCGTGGTGTTTGCATTTAGCAATCCTGCCATGGCCACATTTTACCAATTGAAATGGCAACACACTTGATGAAACAACACATGTTACCTGAAACTGCTAGGATGTTTAGTCTGTGTGTGCATTGTGTGACTCCACGAAAAGATGCATACGGGCCAGACATCATGCGTTGGCTCACTGAAAATATAGCAAAAACAGAAGCAGGGTTCAGGCCCTGGACTAGAACAGATCGAGAATTCAAATTCATGCACGAGCGTGATGCTATAATGTTTGCACTCCGATGGTCATGACACATACAGTAAGAATACCCTGGCGAAAAGGCGACACCATCTCCAAGTGGGACGAAGTATGCATCTGGACCATTGAAGAATTTGGCCTGCCTGGCGAACGCTATACCACACACCCCACATCAGACTACATGGATTTTGTTTTCCAGCACAGCCGGGACGCTATATACTTCAAACTCCGATGGCTATAAAAACTGCTGAAGACACAATCCGACTGGGTGACAGTTTCAATCATGCCTGTAGAATTCAAAAAAACTATGGCGTGTTGGAAGAAATATTGGCCTGGTCAAAAGAGTCATTGACTGCAGAATGGCGATGGCAATTGGTCAGTGTGAGTTCAGACGTCCGCCCCGGAGATTACATTTTCTACTTTGATAGCGAGCGTGACTACCTGGCATTTGTAATGAAATGGTTATAAGTAAAATTATGCGTACACCCCAAGAACGAGACAAGAAAAATCTACGTATTCAACGTGACGAAAATGCTATTCGAAAGCAATCCAAGATTGCCCGAGCACATGGTATGGATGTAAAAGAGCCACACAAGTTCGCCAAGCATCATGCCATGGATTGTGGACAACCAGGTTGTGTCTTGTGTGGCAACCCAAGAAAAACATTCAGCGAGTTGACCGCACAAGAAAAACGCCTGTTCCAAGATGCAGAACAGCCGCGTGACAAACATTCAAACGGCTTGCCCCGGAATCAAGATGATTGACTTTGACATAACCATGCAAAGAATCAAGAACTTGGGCGAGTTTGAAGTTCAAGTCACTGTGCCTAAAACATTTAGTTTTCGTGGCCAGGTGCCCTGGGACATGCAGATACTAGGCGATCAGGCTTTTGTCACAGTGATCGCACCCAGCCTTACTGAGGCTCGAAGCAGAGTAGAAGAATATTTTAATTTCAAGGAAGAATAAACATGGACATGGATCAAGCGGCTGTATTTTTGGCCGGAAGTATATTGACAGCACTGGGGTTTATTGTGGTATTGGTAGCCATAGTGATTGCCAACAACATCATACATCGTTGGTGGAAACCCTTGGGCTGGAACTTTGGATGGATCAGCGCACCCACAAGATTTGCCACCCCAGAAGAACTAGAACAACCCCCAAAAATAGAACCTGTAATTGACAAGAAAAATGAACCGAAAGCAAAAACTAATTGAGCAAGCAGGCTTCAGCCGGACCTTTGAAGCAGATAGATTGAATCACTTGATTGATCTCACAGTGAACCAGTGCATTGTTGCCATCACCAATTCTTCGCGAGATCACTGCCCCACCACCTACGATCAGGATCAATGGGCCAGCACTATTGAACGCTGTGTTCGTAGCATAAAACAACAGTTTCGATAAGATTGACACACAAATATCCTTGTGTTATACTAGACTCAAATTGGAGAGTCGCATGAGTACAAGTACTTTTGTTGTGGTTTGGGATAATTTGGGTTTGGAATATGTGGGCAACGTCACCGAGGACGAACAACGCCGTGTGTGGGGCAAACTCAACGGCAAGCCTGTGCCAAGCCAACTGCCTAATGTGAATCATCTGTTGCTTCGTGCTAGATACAACAGCCAACGTCACTATGAAATCTATTTGGTCAACGCCACGGATGGAATAACTACAGACGACATACGTGCGATGTTTGAGGCATCACCACAAACTGCCGCAGACACCATACGCACTCTTGGTCATTGCTACTACAGTGACCGAGTGAATAAAGATAAAATATTAATCACATGAACCAAAATATCATCGACGGCCTCAAAGCCTTTGACTGGCAAACCATTGTTGAATACGGCAACAGCCTTGACGATCTCAACAGCAGGCAATGGCGTTTTTTAAAAGGACTGGTGTGTGAACTCATCACAGAAAAATGTAGCAATGGTAACCTTGTCTATGTTGGCCAAGACCACAAAGATTTTGACTGGCCCAGGCACAATATCTCAATCTCAGTTGAATTAAAAAGTCAACTCAGTGCTAGAATGTACACCAAAAAAGGTCGGTTGAGAAAAAACTATCCCATCAAACTCAACAACAGTCACGGAACAAATGAAAAGAAAAAAATAGATGCCAAGGATGTGGCTGACATAATCATTGTGGTTCGTGATGATGGTGCGTTTATGATCGATCAAGCAACTGCAATCAAACATGCCAAACCAGCAGGTGATGGCTTTAATGTCACCGTCACCGGGGACGAAGTTATTGAGTTATCAGGTCTCGTTGTTCCAGACAAAGTATACACAACAAATCTCAAAGAAAAGATCATGACAGTGATCCGAGATTCTTTACCATAATGTAACAAAGTAGTACTTGAGTATTACTTTTGATTTTGCCATTTAAGGTTGACTTTTAATGGCGCCTATAGTATACTTTGTTCTGTGTTAGCAATTAACACATTTTTTAACTTTATCGGCTTAGGCCAGAAAGACTACTATGAGCGATACTTACACCGTTGCCGTTTTCAAAGATGAAACTTCTTATAGCATGACCGTTCGCTGTCTTGCTCGCAACAAACATTTCAAGTACAATGTTGGTAACCCCAACTGCATTTACGACTCTACACAACCGGATCCCAAGATGTTCACAATCCTGTTTGAGGGTTCTCAAACAGAAGCAGAGAAATTTGCTCATGTGATTGCGGCCGCTTACTCGTTGGTGGGCGTAAAGCGCGGACTTGTGAAAACTGAAGGAACTGACAATGAATAAAACAAACCACCGAGCCCTTGACGTTGAACTACAAAGACAACGTTACGGCGAAAACTCCGAACTACTCAAAGGTTTAGGATTCAACACAGATGTCATGAACATTCGACGTGTGGCCAGGGAATTAGCCACAGTTGATACTTGGCGTTACATGGAAACCAAAGGTCTTGAAGACCTCAAGGATTGTGTAACTGACTACGACTTGTATGAGTGGGTCACTAACACACAACTTGATCCCGCTTTGTTAAAAACAGGATTAATACTTGAGTTTGGTACTGCAACTGGTCGCACACTGAATCAGTTTGCATATTGGTTACCCAATCAAACTATCTATGGTTTTGATGGTTGGCAAGGATTGCCAGAAAAGTTTAACGACTTGGCAGAAGGACATTTTGCACAGGAGTTGCCTGAGGTACTTCCAAACTGTCAACTGGTAAAAGGTTGGTTTGGCAGTAAGCCTGCATGGGATAATTCTGGTATTGCAGAATTTACAGCACAAAAATTTGCTAGTGAGTGTTCGTTTCCAATTGCATTGTTGCATCTAGATGCAGATTTGTATGATCCAACTAAGACAGTTTTGGATGTATTTGCAAAACAGATTGTGCCAGGTACTGTGATTTTGTTTAACGAGTACTGGAATCATCCAACTTGGAAGAAACATGAATACCGGGCCTGGCAAGAGCATTGTAAAATGCATGGCGTTAAATATGAGTATATTGGCTATGCTAGTGATCATCAAGAGGTAGCGGTAAGAATTCTAAAATAAATACATTTTAGAACAAAGGGTAACGGCATGCAACTAAATGAAAGACTAGACCTTCAACAGGTGCAAACAATTGGCATTTTACGAGATGTACAAAATAGAAAAGTCGAACTTGAGTTTGAATCTACTAGAGAAAACTTTGACAGTAGAGCACGTAAATGCATCAGTGATGCCGCTACCTTAATTAATCTTGCCAAGGCCGGCAAAGATTATAAAAAAAATAGACTGTATTTTTCTAGGTTCCAACCTTTCATTGACGCCAGAACGACTAAATTTGAAGTAGAATTAATGTCCCTCTATAGGGTTAGCACAGATGGATCTCCAATTTCTACAGAGGTCAATCAAACCTCTAACCCTTCACCTGAAGAACTTGCTAAAAAACAACAAGAGTTAACGGATAGGTACAAAGCCGAAGACATGTTTGTTAATTATCTTAAAGATCCTAATAATCCAGTAACAATTGCATGGAAAGGCCTTACAAATAAAGCCGATGCTAAAGATCACATCATTGAATTAATTCAATCTGGAAAGTCACCTGATGAAATTGCACGTGAACTAGGAAACGATCTGTATGAAAATTTTGTTACCCGATTAAGAAAACTTGTACCGTAAATATTGACACAAAAAGATTTCTAGTGTATACTAGAAACATGGTAGTGAATCCTACCGGCTAACCGATAAACAACGCTGTGACATAGGGTCACAGTATTGTAATGGTTACGAACAAAAGGAAACATCATGGCAACTGCCACACAAACCTACGCGGCTATAAAGAATGCCCGCTACACAAACTCCTCCTCTAATCTTGTTGACCTAGTGCAACGCTACAACGACACTGTTGCCGCATTGCCAGTACAAGCACGCCGCAACCATCAAGCCAAACTCACCAAAGCACTAGCAACATTTAAAAAGAACAACCCCGGACTCAAAAGCATTAACGATCCCAAGTTTCGTTTGTGCAAGAGCATTTCGGTCAAACTTAAAAGCATTCAAATTGACACCACCATGCAACGAGAACCTAACTTGCAGTGGGTTATCACCATTATCGAGAACTTCCGTGCATACCAAGCACAACCTATTCAGGTGTATGCTGTTGGCACCGCTGGTTATGGTGCGTGGGATGGCCAGCACACTAGCCTTGCACTTTACTTGATTGCCACACATGGTCTGGGCATGAACTTTGACGATGTTGAAGTACCTATCAACATTTACGACATTGTAAGCCGTGGCGAGATTCGTGGTAACTTTATTAACAACAACACCACAGTGGGCAAGAATGCAGGTAAGAAGCCACTGGACATTATTGATATTTGGGTACAAATGATCTATGGTGTAGAAGTTGACGGTGTTACTGAACCGGAGTGGGTTATTGCCCATGCCAAGTGGAAAGCAATTGCTGACGCTGGTATGTTTTTGACTGCTGAAAAGTTCAATGACACTGAAGAACCGGGTGCCATTAGTCGTCTCAATGAGATCGCTGACGAAAGCATTTCAGTTGATACTGTTAAACGATTTGCGGTATATGGCAAATATGTTGTGGACCTGCAACAACGACACATTAACACTAAGGAAATTCCTGTTATCATGGAATTGCTTAAATTGTGTCAGCAACAAGACATTGAATGGGATGACGCCACTATTGAAGATTTGGCTCAGCATTGTGTGGATTTGTTTGGCGCTAATTTTGACGCCGGGGGACAGTTTTGGAAACAGGCCCATCAGGCCACAATCAATGCTTACAACAAAGCCAACAGAGGCAACCCAACGCACTTGTGGCCCACTGCCCCTAAAAATAACAAGAATGTTGCTCAAGGTATTTCGTTTTTGTGGCATCAACTGATAACATCGTGGGTGCCTCAGCAAGGCAACGGGTTTAAGTTCCCCAAGCAACCATTCTCGGTGTACACACCTGATGCCAAGGACTTGTTCTAATATGACTACATTAATGGAACGTGTCGGTGGGTTCACGCAAACAAAACTCACACCGGTCAAGCGTGGCGGCGCTAGTTATGATGCAACATATCGATGGGCTGTAACTAAAATTACTGATGCTGTTGCAAAATACAAAGCACACACTGTTGAAGATCAATATGCACGATTGCTTCGCGACGACATAGAGTTTGCTTTGCGTCGATATCAAAACTATGCAATTAAAGAAAACATTGGCGCTCACTATTTTGAAAAAGGTCTACGGTCTGGTGTCAAAACAGAGTTTGAGCATGTGATTCCGGCCAGGGTGGCTCGTGACTTGTTGTTGCGTGACCGTCTCACAATTGGAGAAGCACTTGATATCCCAACTTGTCGCTTGAGTGCCACAAAACACAAGAAGTTGAACTCAACCAAGTTGGGTTCAACTACACCGGACATTTATTGGTTTTGGCAACGCTATCAATCCTTGGGTATTAAACTTGAAACATATGATGGCACCCCAGTTGACATGGCCACATGGAATCTAGACAGTCATTACACGTATTTCAAAGTGTAATACTCAAGTACTACCATATTTTTGGTTGACCAATAATTGCCCATTTGCTATAATATACGCATAGACAGCAAAAAGGAGCCCAGTATGGGATACAAGGTAATTGCAGATCGTTTTGAAACAGACATGATGCGCCAAAAATATGGCCCCCGCAAAGGGCTTGAAGGTCCGTTCATGTATGCGTCGGGTCGTGTGCTCTACTATGATCCTCGAGAGGGCCGGTACTGGGATCCACGTACTGACTTTTATGTTAGTAACGAAGAAATGGATGCTGAACACGGCATTCTTGTGCAACGTCTTGTAGATTTTCAAAGGTAATATTTTGCTTTATTTTGCTTATGGTATGAACACAAATCGGACAGGCATGTCTCAGCGATGCCCCGGCGCCCTTAGCCTTGGCCATGCTCGCTTGATTGACAGGTGCTTTAGATTTGCCAATCACGCAGATGTGATCAAATGCAAGGGCGCCTACGTGGATGGCGTGCTATGGGCTATTGACGATTTTCACTTGAAAAGTCTAGACAGTTTAGAGGGTTATCCTTTTTACTACAATCGCAGAGCCTTGCGTGTGGCACATGAAGATCGTGTTGTGATGGCAGAAACTTATTTTATGCAACCCGGCAATTTGGATGCTTGGCCCAGTCAGCACTATTTTGACATGGTGGTTGAAGGCTATCGGGAACACAATGTGCCCACAGAACAACTGTTTAATAGTGTGTACGAAAGTACTACATTTTAAAAGGTTGACCAATAATTGCCCATTTGCTATAATATGGACATAGAGTAACAAAACAGGAGCCCCAAATGGAAAAACTTAGCACTATTCAGCAAATCAATTCTGCTATCATGTTTGGCACGTGGACTGACGTAGAACTTCGTAGCATGGCCGATGCTATCCGTTTCAATCAGATCAGCCTTCGCAAGCAGGTCAAACGTAATCTGGACGTGGGCGTTCGAGTGCGTTGGGTTAGTTCCAAGAACCCCGCAGGTGCTACAGGCAAGGTAACTAAGATTGCTATTAAATATGTCACAGTCCGCAGTGATCGAGACGGTGGTTTGTGGAAGATCCCTGCTAACATGCTAGAGATCATTGAAGGTCAAATGGCGACAGTATGAGTACCGCAACGGTTGTGATCATAATTTTATTAATCGAAACAATTAGGAATATTTAATATGCCAGGATTTGTAGACGTAACAAATATGACAGCAAGAGAAGTTCGCATGATGGATCACGCGGCCGACTATGATGAGCCTGCTGGTTATCAGCCACGTCGTCAATGGAAGTCTCGTGCCAAGCCCGAGGGTGTGAAACATTCTGTGGACAATGTATGGGCGGCGGCAGTGGCGGCACAACGTATCAATGGCTCTTATATTAAAGAGACTGTGTACAAGGTTGACCCAGAAATGTCTAGTAATACTGTGATTGATAAACGTCGCAACCGCGATATCATGGTGGACATCCTTGCTAACCCTGCTGTACTTACTGTGGAAGATATTGCACAGGGTCAGGAGTGCCGCAAGTTCTTGCAAAACGACATTACCTTCCGTGCTCTCAAAAACAAACTCACAGAGTTCGATGGCTCTGTCAGTAAAGTGCTGGCAGTTGAAGATGACTTTGATACAGTCAAACACAAATTGGAATTGGCTGTGGTTGCGTGTCTGCCACAAAGTCATACTCGTACACTAGAGCGTCAAGCAGTTCAAGATCGTGTGCGCCAAACATCCGGCGACCATGTGGGCCAGCCCGGCGACAAGGTTCAACTGGACGTGGAGATCATCAAGTCAAACTACAGTCAGCAATGGAACACTTGGTACGCCACTGCTATTACTCCAGACAATCATGCTGTGTTTTTTGCATACCGCCAAGAACTGGCCAAGGGTGCAAAACACACTATCCAAGGAACCGTCAAGGCTCACAGAGACGGCTCCACTCAACTCAACCGTGTGAGCATTATCTAAGGACGCATCATGAGCAAACTCATAATTGGATTCATTTTAGGTCTAGTAGTCAGTGCCGTTGGCTTTTCGGGTATTGCTCGAATGTTTGACAAGGGTGTACAGACTATCCAAACACAAAGCAAGGAACTAGCACAATGACCGAAACAAAAACACCAAACCGTTTTGATCTGGAACAACAAATTTTAGATTGCTGGAAAATAACAGACGATCTACGATTGGTTGCTGAGAAAGGCGAACAAGCAGTTGAAGCAGTGGCCGTCTTGTATGAACACAAGTTTGAACAACTGTGGGAAACTTTTGAATCCATGGTCCACGAAAGAAAAATGTGAGTGACATACAAAAACGCATGGCCGAACTCATGGCACCTGTAGATCAACAGATCATGATGTGCGATGATGGCCATGAGTTGTTGATGATGGCTTGCGCCATGTTACAACGCACCAGAGAACTATTTGACCAAACTCTGGGCGAACAAGGTCGGAAAGAAATGTTTAAGGACTTAATATGAAATTCTATGCATGGTTTGTAAAACACCAAGATGTCATATCTGGCTTTGTGTCAGGTATTGCATTGATTACTGCCGCAGATTACTTCGCAAAAGGTGATATGACGTATGGTTGTTTGAGCCTGTTTGTTTCGGTGGCAAACCTGTTGCTATCAGGCAAAAAAATCGGCCAACCACTTGAGCCAAAATCTTAATTTTGGTAAAACTCCCCAATCTTTTGTGGCAGAATTGGTTGACTAAAAACATCCATTCTGTTACAATTAGATATGTTGTTAACAGCAACATTTTTTTGAAACTTAAAGCACTTTGAAAGGCATTTAAAATGGCATCGGAAAAACTTTTTACAGTGGCGGGCACTGCAACAAACCCGGATGGTACTACCAAGGCTCGTTTTGCAAACGACTTGGTTGCTCGTGTGAAAATCTTGAGCAAGAACAACTGTACCAATATCAACTTGGTTGAGTTGCCCCAGGCAATGAGCAAGTTGGAAGCCTTGCAGTATTTGCAAGAGCAAGGTATCACTTCAGGTGATGCAGGCTTTGCAGTGGCCAACAAGTTGGCCGAAAAGACCAAGGTCGCCAAGAAGGGCGAGATCATGGTAAAGGCCACCAAGGCCACAGTGTCTACTAAATCAGTAGACGCAAAAGTCACTGCCTAAGCGGATGACTTTCCAAAGCAACGGCCCTAGAGGCCGTTTCTTTTTGACCAAAAATATTGTTTTGGTGTAAATAATAATGAGGTCCACTAACTGCGACCCTACTTAATGGCAAAACATAATCGGAACGAGGGCGAGGCTCTCTATATCATAGTACTCCACGAGTCACAAGCCGAACAGAGATTACGAGATTGGCAAAAACGAAACCCTACTGCATCAGCATCCATTGCCGGTGGCCGTATGCGATTGTTTGACCAACGTAGTCTCAGTCTGTTTCAAATCAGTTGGCGTGGTAACTGGGATCAAATAACTATCTGGGATACATGGCAACGTCGCCATATTTCAATAGAATAATCTTGACATACCGCGTGTAGGCGTATATAATAGCACTATGTCTACTACACCAATTGTTGTTACTTGGCACCAGGCCTTGCTGTCTGCGGGCAGTGCCGAATCGGACTCAGTTTGGCAACAGGATCAACTGTTGACGGAATGGATAGGCAACCGCTCAGTTCGTGTGATTGAACTAAACAATCATGCGTATGAATCAATTGCCAACATAGAAGATCTACCCCCAGTAGATATTGTCATAATCAAGGAGAAATCAAATGACCAATCATGAACAAATCGTAGCCGCCTACGAAACTTACCTCGCCGAAAACGAGAAATTCACCTCCAAAGGTGTCAAGGCTGCGGCTGCTCGTGCCCGCAAAGCACTACAAGAAATGACCAAAGGCATCAAAGAACGCCGTAAAGAAATCACAGCAGAAAAAGAAGCCCTAGCCGCCAAGTAATGACAACAGCACAAGTGGTTGAAGATCCAGACCATCCCGGAGAGTTACTCTTGGATCTGGGTCTTGAATTGTGTGCCCAACTTGGTTGGCAAGTGGGCGACACAATTGAATGGATAGATCAAAAGGACGGCACATGGCTAATGACCAAATCAGTCTCGACGAATACATTGCCCAACTCAACACAAGAGTAGAAGACTTTAAAGTATCTTCTCCAATTAATTTTGGGCAAATGGGTCTTACACCCATTGAGCCTTTGACCTACAGTAGTGGCACCAGCGACCCCTACTACGGTGCTGTGCCTAATGTAAATGTTGGCAGTGGTATTAATGTCAGCAGTCCTGTTTGGACTACCAATACCACTGCTGGCCAGTATAGTTTTTCTGGACAAAACATACAGCCTGGCGGCAAAGTCGTTATCCAAGGTGAGAACGCTGATCTTGTGATAGGCGACAAAAGTATGAAAGCCTGGATGGAGCGGGTTGAAGAACGTCTCAACATCCTAACACCCAATCCTGAAATGGAGAAGGAATGGGATCAATTGCGTAAGTTAGGTGCGAGATATCGTAAGTTAGAGAAAAAATGCAAGGAAAAATCAGACATGTGGAACAAACTAAAGGCTATGCCTAAACCGGAGATCAAATGACGCCCCGACAAAGAATCAAACACATTACCAAATGGATCAAGACCTATGCCAAGAGTGCCAAAATCAACACTTTGGTAGTGGGAATTTCAGGAGGCATCGACTCCAGTGTGGTATCCACGCTGTGTGCTGAAACAGGACTCAAGACCATTGTAGTCCAAATGCCCATCCGTCAGAATCGAAAACTAGATAATCGCAGTAGTATGCAGGCCGACTGGTTGCTGGAACGCTACAAAAACGTCACCTATGTGAGCATGGATCTAACCCCAGTGTTCACAGCATTTGAAAAGAAACTTGAGCCCATTTGTCGGGACAGCACGGATATAACTTTGGCATTTGCCAACTCACGTGCTAGATTGCGCATGATGACCCTGTATCAAATTGCTCAAAGTTATGGTGGTATTGTTGTGGGCACAGGCAACCGGGTAGAAGACTTTGGTGTGGGATTTTTTACCAAATACGGTGACGGTGGTGTAGATATTTCGCCCATTGGCGATTGCATGAAAACTGCTGTGTGGAGCATGGGTCGTGAGTTTGGCTTACCCCAAGAAATTATTGACGCAGAACCTACTGACGGACTCTGGGACGATGGACGCACCGACGAGGGACAACTAGGCATGACTTACACAGAACTAGAAACCATGATGCAATTGGACGAGGCTGGGTTTGAGCCTGCGCCCAAAGATCGAGGCAAAATGAAACAGTATCGAGCAATTCGTGCTAGAAATCTGCACAAGATGGAACCAATTCCTGTGTGCAAAATCACTGAGTAAACTACGCCGTTTACCTCAAAACGGCACCATTTCGACCCGGTCTTGGCCTGGTTCTGCAATCAATTGAGTAAGTAAAACTACCATGAAAGCACAAGTAAATCACATCAGCGATCAACTCGCAACATGGAGTCTACGAGCCTTCCGAGTCACAGGACTTTGGATTGTGGCTTTAGCAGTAATTACTGTTAGTAACCACAAACTCAATCAACTCCGTTCGGGCATTGAATCAATGCCTGCTGGTTACGTTTCGGCCACAGAAAAAATCCGTCAACTAGATTGTCTTACACGTAACATCTACTGGGAAGCCGCAAGTGAGCCTTTCGAAGGCAAAGTTGCTGTGGCCCAAGTCACAATGAACAGACTGGCATCCGGACGCTTTGGCGATAGTGTCTGCGGAGTAATCTATCAAAAAAACGTATTCTACGAACGAGTAATCTGCCAGTTCTCGTGGGTATGCGAAAGCACACATAAAACTCGGCCAGTGTATCAACCCTTGTGGGCAGAATCAGAATTAGTGGCTAAAAAAGTTCTACTGGAAAACTTTAGACTTCCTGGCTTAAAAGGCGCACTTTATTATCACGCAGATTATGTTAGCCCGGGTTGGCAAAAGCCCCGAATTGATAAAATTGGTCGTCACATCTTTTACGGAGAACGTTAATGCCCTTCAATTTCCCTGTTGCAATTGTTGCCCTTCGTGACTACATTACCAATAGCCTGGCACGACTTAGTGCAGACACACTGGGTTGGCTTGCCGCTATTGTATTGCATTGTGCAACCCTGCCCAGTTTTCTAGCATTGATGACCGGGCTATCAGATAAAACTCCAAGTTTAGACATCATCTTGTTCCTCTGGAGCGGCCTGGTTCTGCTGTTCATGCGAGCAGTGGTCTTGAAAGACATGCTGAACATCATCACCATTGGGTTTGGATTTATACTACAAGCCGGATTCATGGCCTTGATATTATTCAAATGACCCCGCAAGAGATTGAACAAAAGTTAACTGACTGGATGGTTAACTTTGTTGAAAAGCCTCACCCTGGACTGGGTAACTGGTCACCATGCCCTTATGCCAGGCAGGCCAGACTCGCCAATCGGATTGAAATTGTACACTCTGATCATCAAAGATTAATCACCACAGTCGAACAGGTGCTACCACTACTGGAAGAAAAAGAAGTTGTGGTGATTTATTTTGATCATACTAAAATTTCTGCTCAGGACTTGGAAAAACTAATTAAAGTATACAACCAGCAGGTGCTGATGGCAAGGAACTATGTGATCCTTGAGGACCATCCAGATGCTGTAGAATTGGTTAATGGCGTTCACATGAACTTTGGGCATTGTGGATTATTGGTAATTCAAAAATTAAATAAACTAACAACAGCAAGTGAACAACTCAAATCAAAAGGTTACTATGACACATGGAATCAGTCTGAATTGGATCAAGTGGTAACATGGCGAAGTCAATAAAATTCTGCAGAATTGATTTATCAAAAACCAATTACGCACTTTATCCCGGTGCCGAACGATTCTCCTGGTCCAGTGGCCTAGAGCCTTATGAACAAATCTATCGGGACTACTGTGCCCATAAACAGTTTGCGAGTGTGATGCCTTTATTCTTGCAACAGTTTCAGGACTCGCACAACGACACACATGTGTATCGAAACGGCACAGACATTGTGGCCTGGAGTCTATGCCGGCGGTGGGATCAGCGCAATGCAGAAAGTCTTCAGTTTGCCTGGAACTATCATGAACCTGAACTAGAACTGGGCCGACGTAGTCTTGAACACGAGTGCGCATACTACAAACAACTGGGCTATGAGTATCTATATCTAGGACAGGAGGCCGAATACAAAACTAGATTTGACGGCTACGAACAATTGGGTAAGTTAAATGTATAATGTATATCAGCATTGGGATCCATTGAAGGTCTGTATAGTTGGGCGTAGTTATCCTCCAGAATTTTATAACTTTATTGCTGATACAAAAGTTCGCAATGTTATGGAGCGTATAGCCATAGAAACCGAAGAAGATTATCAAAAACTAATCAAATTATTAGAATCTTTTAATGTGAAGGTGTTGCGTCCAGAAATTGTTGAGTTTAGTAATTATTTGGTGCCCGACAACTCTAAATACATCACTCCCCCAATGACCCCAAGAGATTATAGTATAATGCTGGGAGAACAATTTTATTTTAAAACTAATAGTTTTTCTGAATGGGAGATGTTGACCTGGGGCAAAGTCCTGG